TTTTACGGAAATTTATTGTTTAAAGCTGACGGAAATAATTTAAGCAAAGAGTTTGTAACAACATTTAGAGAAGACAATGTATTTAAAATACAAACACAAAATACCAAAGACGGAATATACTTTTGTAAAGTATATCCTGTGCAAAAAGAACATGTGTTAATATTAGATAATACAACTAGATTTAACGATTATATCTATGCACCGGAAATGGGGTATCGTCAAGACAGAATAAAAGTTCTAGGTTATAGAACAGACAACTGGAACGGCGGATTTGAAATACCAGGATTTATTTACGATGACATTAAAGTAACTACATGGCAAAGTTATAAAGATTATATTGTCGGTGACACAGTTAAATTTAAAGAATATTATTATATTGCTAATAGTAATATATCTGGAACAGAAATATTTGATACTAGTCGTTGGGTACAATTAGCAGAAAAACCAGAACCTGGATTAAAAGCTAATTGGGATTACAAAACAGTACAGTTTGGAGATTTTTACGATTTAGATACTGATAACTTTGATAGTGAGCAGCAAAAACTAGCACAGCATTTAATAGGTTATCAAAAACGTCAATACCTAGAAAATATTATTAACGACGAAGTAAGCCAGTATAAATTTTATCAAGGAATGATACGTGAAAAAGGAACCAAGAATAGTTTAACTAAGTTATTTGATACTTTAATTTCTAGTGAAGCAACTTCGGGTTTAAAATTTTACGAAGAATGGGCAGTTAGAACTGGACAATATGGTGCTGTTGATAACTTTAGAGAATTTGAATTAGCAATTGATGAATCACAATATAAATTACAGCCACAGCCTGTTATACTTACAAATCTTATCGATGGCACAGATACAAGTTTAGTATATAAATTACCTGAAGCAGATGTATATACTAAACCTTTAGATTATGATCACAAACCGTTTGTATTAAAGGACAATTACGAACAGTTTCTAAAAGATGTAGGTTACGTAAGCGAAACTGATGTAACATATATCATTAAAGACATTTCAGAACTTCCAACTTTAGATTTTAGTGATGTTACAAGAACAACATATGTTTGGGTATCAAACTTTAATAATGACTGGGATATTCTTAAGCCTACTAAGACAGAACTAATAGTAGAATCTGTTGAAGCTGTTGGAAGTGATCTTGTATTCACACTAAATGATATAGTACGAAATACTGAAGTTGGCGAATATGTCGGGTTTTACGGAGCAGCCGAAACTACAACTTTTGTAGAAGATAAAATAAACAGATGTTTCAAAGTAAAAGATATAGGGTTTAAAACAATCACAGTTAGTAGTACTGCTGCGGCACCTGACACTGTATCTCCTGAGAGTATTTTTGTGTATAAGTTTGTATCACAACGAACGGCTGATATTACTAATTTTAACAATAATATTAATACAAATTATCTTTCTGCAGGAGACAAAGTTTGGATAGACGAAACTGATAATTCAAGTTGGAAAGTTGTTGAAAATACTAATCCTTATTATCTAAATCAAACAATTGACAATCGTGCAGACTACAAAGGCGATTGGGCTTCGGGCAGATATTCTAAAAACGATTCTGTATTATATAATGAAGTGCGTTACTTAGCTATTCTTACCCATTTTAGTACAGTATCACCGGATACTGATTCAACTAATTGGGTAGAGATAGCAGACGAAAATACAATTGATGGCTTTGGCAGTGTAATAGCATCTGGCCGAAAAAATCAAAACATATTTGTTGGAGCACCTACTGCTGAAAATGGTAATGGTGCAATTTATTATTATCAACGTAACAGCGAAACATTACAATTAAATTATCAGTCTAAAATAGAAGGACTTAACGATTATGCAACATCACTTACACTTGGAAACAGTATTGCACTAAGTGACGACGAAGATCTATTAGTAATTGCTGATCCTAACGCAACTGGTGTTAAATCAAATTATAAGGGCGAGTTTGTCTCTAACGTAGTATATACAGCCGGTGACATTGTAAGTTACCTAGATACATTATGGTTATTTAATGAAGATTATGACGGCGATAATAGCAGTGATCTTATTAATAATGAACGAAGTGATATAACAGCAATAGGATCTATTCCTGCTGATGTTAACGGATCTGCTAGTTTACTTAACGAGCAAGGGGCAATATTTATTTTCAAACAAGTTTCTCCTAGATTCTATGAGCTTAAGACAAGCACAACAAGTCGATATCCTCAAGAAAGTGAACTGTTTGGTAAAACTATAAAAATTGTAAAAGTTAATGACAACTATGAGATATATGTAAGTGCGCCAGGCACTAAAAGAATTTATATTTTAGAGTATAATAATTCTACCAACACACTTTCTTATAGAGAAGATACCAGTTTTAAAGGCGAATTTAATTCTTTACAAAAATATTATAAAGATGATATTGTATTATATGTACCTCAACTAGGTAATCCTAACATAACCGGTACTGAATTATATAAGGCAAAAACAGTTGTAACACCAGGTAATTTTAATTTAGCTAATTGGGAGTTAATTAACGACGATATCAATATTTTAGGGTATGTACCAAATAATTCCTTACCAGTATTGAATGACGATAGTACAGTGTTATCAGACGAAGAAAGGGAAACCTTTGGCGACTCGTTTGCAGTTTCTGCAGACGGTGAAGTCCTAGCAGTAGGAATTACTAACTATCCTAAGTATGAAGCTTCTACAGTTTATTCAGTAGGTGATATCGTAAGTAATAATGGTAAAGTTTATAAAGCACTAGGTTCGATACTACCTATAAAAGAACAAGTTTTATACCTAACATCGGCTACTGATACAGAAATATCAAATAATATATTTGCAAAACTAACTATACCAATTGGTGCACTTGTAACACAAAATGTTAGCGGAGCAACCGGTACGGTAAAAAGTCAGGTGATTGATTCTAATAGAATTATACTAACTAATGTAACTGGAGTATTTGATACTACTAACCCTATAAACATAACAATTCAAGATAGTTCAGCACCAGAAACATTATGGCATCAGGAAGATATTACATCAATTGCAAGCATTGTTGATATGCCAGATGCAGATACTACAGTTACAAACTCTTGGCAAGAAGTTGCCGCTGAAAAGGTTGCAATATATCGTAAAAATAATACTCGTATTACGTTAAGTGAAACTATTAGTGGTACAGTAGAAAACCAAGGGTTTGGTAGTAAGGTTGCACTTAGTGACGACGGTAAGACATTGATTATTGGTGCTCCGTATGCCGATAATGGCACACTTGAAAACAGTGGAAAAATTTACCTGTACAAATGGAAAAATCTGTCTTGGAGTTTAGAACAAACAATAGAGGCACCACAAGATTTAAGAGATCAAGAATTTGGATTAAATTTTGAATTTAATGAAAATAACTTGTTTGTTCTCACAACAGGAACATACAGATATGATCCATTAGATCTTGACTTTACAATGGATGGTAAATTTACTAGAATAGGTACTATAAACAACGACACAACTAATTTAAATGTGTACGATCAATTTGAAAACGGTTTACTTTATTCAGGACAGATAGTACTTGACGGTTCTAATGTTACTAACTTTACATTATCATCAGGAGTAAATCATGTATATGTTGGTTTACCATATAGTGGATTAGAAAATGATTTAGGTACCATTTATGATATACGAAAAGCACCTAATACTAATAGTTGGAAAGTTATAAAACAGTCAAGTGAAATTGTTGATACTTCTAAAATAAAAACTTCGTTTGTTTATAACACAAGAACAAAGAATTTTATCTCTCAAGTAGATTATATTGATGTACTACAAGGAAAAATTGCTGCTCCGTTAGAGCAAGAAATTGATTTTAAAACATATTACGACCCAGCAGTATACGATATTGGAACTAGTGATGTAGTAGTTGATAGCGATCAAAGTTGGGGTAAAAATCAAGTTGGTAAAGTATGGTGGAATTTGAATTCAAGTAAGTTTTATAATCCTTATCAGGGCGATATAGCGTATAAAACAAATAATTGGAATAAAATATTTCCAGGTTATAGTGTTGAAGTATGTGAATGGGTAGAAACAACATTACTACCTTCTCAATGGAATGCCTTAACTAATACTAATCAAGGATATGTACAAGGAATAACAGGCACAACTAAGTACGGTGATGATGTTTATGCAACAGGAAGAATTTATAATCCTGAATCATCATCATTTACAACAAACTACTATTACTGGATATCTAATAAAAGAACACTCCCAGAAACAAACTTTTATAGACAACTAACAGCACAAGAAATTGCGTTAATGATTGAAGATCCTGCAGGACAAGGATACCGTTTTGTAGCATTATTAGGTAATAACGAATTTGCAATGTACAATATGGGCAGTTTGTTTAGTGGTAAAGAACATGCACTAAACTTTAGTTATTATACTAATGATAATACACAATCTAATATACATACACAGTATCAAATATTTACAGACGGGTTAAACACTAGTGTTCCAAATGACCAACTAAAAGAAAAATGGTTTGATAGTTTAATTGGTTCTGACAAATTTATTAGAGAAGTACCTAATAGAAACTTATCAGAAAAACAAAAATATGGAACATTAAATATTCCTCGACAGAGTATGTTTACAAATCGTTTTGAAGCTCGAAAAGAATTTTTTGAAAGAGTAAACTGGATTCTAAGCAAACAAGTAATTATAGATGATTATGATTTATCTACATTATTAAAGCGTGACGAACTACCTGATATTAGAGAAAACAAATATGATGTTGCAATCGACAGCACTTTTGAGTTAATAAACATTAATTTAGAAACATTTAAAACTGCTGAAATATCCATTTCGTTGCTAGAAGGAAAAATTAATAAAATTGAAATTACCAATCCTGGTAAAGGTTATATAACAGCACCTACAGTAATTATTTCCGGAGACGGACAAAACGCAGAAGTGCAAACAGTAATACAAAACGGTCAAGTTACAGATGTTGTAATAGTTAATAAAGGACAAAATTATAATGTTATTTCGCCAGTAGTACGTGATTTCACAGTATTAGTTAATGCTGATTCTAGTATTAGTAATAGATGGGCTTTATATACATACGATACAACTGAAGGCAAGTGGAAGCGTGGTTTAACACAATCATTTGATAATACGTTATATTGGACTTATACTGATTGGTATGCTAATGGTTATAACGAACTTACCTCGATAGATTTTGTTACAGCAAATACATATGAGTTGGCAAAAATTGATGATAATATTGGAGATTTAATTAAAGTAGACTCAATTGGCACAGGAGGTTGGATACTCTTACGTAAAGTTGATAATACTGGATTAGATAATTCTATTGATTATCAGACTATAGGTAGACAAAATGGTACAATACAGTTTAATAGTTCTCTTTGGGATTATACTCAGCAGCAAGTAGGGTTTGATCTTGAAAGTTATGATACACAATTATACGATAATGAACCAACACTAGAAATGAGAAGTATTCTTAATGCACTGTGTGATAATATATTTGTTGACGAGCTATTAATAGAATGGAATCAATTATTCCTTGCATCAATACGGTATGCATTTAGCGAACAGCGTTATATTGACTGGGCATTTAAAACGAGCTTTGTAAAAGCAGAACATAATCTAGGTGAATTAAAACAAAAAATTACATATCAAAATGATAATCTAGAAAGTTATGAAGATTATGTGCGTGAAGTTAAGCCTTACAAAACTAAAATTAGAGAATATTTAAGCACTTACGAAAAAGTTACAAATACAAATACTGTAGTTACTGACTTTGATATTATACCAGTATTTAATTCTGATACTGGACGTATAGAAACTCCAAAAATACAACTTATTGATGGAGAACTATTTGGTGAAGAAAATGTTTTAAATAGAATTAATCAATCTTGGGTACAAAATGTAGGATTCAGCGTAACACAAATTGATGTAATCGACGGTGGCACAGGATATACCTATGTCCCTAAGGTTACTATAGTAGGCAATAGTACTGTTACAGCTACAGCTAATGCAATTATGCGTAACGGAGAAATAATTGCAATTGAAGTTGTAAATAGCGGAAGTGGATATTTAACTTTACCGACAGTAGTTATTGATGATCCAACCGGTGAAGGAAATAGACGTCCTAGACTTGCAGCAAGAATTGGAAATAGTGTTGTACGATCAATTACTGATTCTCTAAAATTTGATAGAATAACAAGTACTCCAGTTTTTGATTCAATTGATCTTACACAAACAATATTAGGTAAAGATAGTCAAGTTACATATCAACTTAATAGCGAAATGGATCTTTTAAAGAGTAATGTTAGTGTAATAATTGACGGTGTAGAGTTATTAACTAGTGAGTATACATATGGAAATATAACTGTTGATAATACAATTAAGACTCGTGACACTTATGGTCTAATAACTGGAGACAATTATTATGATAATTTCTATAGTCAATTATCAGAAGGCACCACGTCGATAGTAGGGTACGTTACGTTAACAGTTCCTCCAACACAAAATAGTAATATTATTGTTAACTATAAAAGAGCAGCAAACAGTTTAAATATTGTTGATAGAATAAATTACTTTTATGCACCAACTGAAGGTATGTTTGGTAATGATATTTCTCAACTTATGGACGGTGTTGATTATGGAGGAGTTGAAGTAAGTTCGTTTAATCTAGAACAAGAAAGTATTGTTGGATGGGATCAGTCAACATGGGATACATTTGCTTGGAGCAACTTTATTGAAACAGGTGATGATTATGTATTTTATACCGACGGCACTATTAGTAGTTTTGTATTACCTAGTAACTTTGTTTTAGAGCAAGGTGTTGAGTATAATATATACATAGACGGAATTAGAGTTGACGACACACGTTATGACGGCACGACATCGATGCTGTTAACTAATAATCCAAAAGCATTTATGGCTCCGGTAGTTGGTAGCGGCGAAACATCATTTAGTTTTCCAGATGTTGCATTGTTTGAAACTTTCATTAATAGACATACTCAAGTTGGAATCGGATCAGCAGCTGAAGCTAAAATTGTAATTAGAAAAAGCACAAGCGACGGTAGCGAGTTACCCGAAAGTGAAACATACGATACATTATTATCTGGAGGCGATCTAGCATATTCAACTGCAAGTGGGTTATTATCAGAGGATATTGTTATTGACGGCGACGGATTTGTTACTATCAATACAAGTAAAGGAACAGAAGAAGTAGTTCCAGGACATATTGCTGACACACTTGACATATCAGTTTATCATAGACCAGATGACGGAGGAAGTATAATTGCTTCTAGAGCATATTATTACGATGGAACAAACGCAACATTTGACTTAGGATTTAATCCAAGTAGTGTTGGCGGGTGTTTAGTAAAAGTAAATAATATTATAATACCTGCAACTAATTACACTATAGATTACAAACTTAGACAGGTTACTATTACTTCGTTGCTTGTATTAAATGATCAAGTAGCAATTACTACATTAGATAGCGGATTGAGTAATATTCTTGATGTTGATAGTTTTACTGCTGACGGTAGTACTACAAATTATATAACAAATATAAAATATCAAGATGATGCAAGTGCGTTAGTAAGCGTTAACGGAGTTACGGTTCCTCACAGATTGTTTGAAACTGACAGCAGTTACGGTAATGATCAAGGATTGATTGGAATTGAATTTGGAGAAGCTCCTGTAGCAGATGATTACATTTACTATGCTATATTAAGTTCTAATGATATTCCCCAAAGTCAAATTAGTATACAAAGTGCAATCGGTGACGGCAGTTCAGTTAGCTTTAGTTTAACTGCATTACCTTACACATTAACAACTCCTGTTTATACTAATACATTAGTTAGTATAGATAATGTGTTTTTAAATCAAGGATACAATAAGAAGTTTGTAGTTAATAATCTAGTAAATCAGTATCAAATAGACACTTGGCAAATACCAACAGGTAGCTTTAATATAGAAGATGCAAAGGTATTTTTAAATAATGTATTATTAACATACGAAACTAACTTTTTATGGAACGAACAAACAAATGTGTTTAGTTTAATACCAGGTACTGCTACTAATGGAGACGCATTAAAAATATTTATTTTAGGTGAAGAAGAATTTAGTATTGATACATCAAGTGGATTTAATTTAGTATTAGGAACAGCACCTGCGCTTGACTCAAAGATTGAAGTTTATGCATTAGGTGATGACAGAAATCAACTGTTTGAAAGATATCATTATGACATTGCTATTGACCAAACAGTGTCAACTGATAGTGCTCAATATCAGCTATATTTAGAATTGCGAGCAGGACAATTTAAATTAAGAACAAAGGCAAACGGAGCAGAGTATGTCTGGGTGTTTATAAATGGAGAGTTAAAGATACCTAATTATGATTATAAACTGTCAGACGATAAACAGAAAATAATTTATAATACCGAGTTACAAGATAATGATAAAATTGAAATTTTAGAATTTGCCGGAGACAAAGTTGGATCTAGATTTGGTTATAGAATTTTTAAAGATCTTACAAATAAAACAGAGTACAAACGATTAACAAGTAATCGAACATATAAACTAGCACAAGATTTAAATTATTTTGATAAAAATATTGTTCTTAACACCGCAGCTGGGTTAACTACTCCGTCTAAAGATGAAAATATTCCAGGAGTAATTTATATCAATGGTGAAAGAATAGAATATTTTATAAAACTTAATAATACCTTAAGACAAATTAGACGAGGTACTAGAGGAACTGGAATTAGTCAAGTATATCTAGCTGACACTCCTGTTATCGATCAAAGTGTTAACCATACAGTTCCGTACAATGATACTATTGAAGTAACAACACAGAAAAACGATGATCCAGAAGCTGCTGATTCAACATTGAGAGATGAAATTGCATTACCTTATGTGCCCAATGTAAACACAAATACATTGAATACTGATTGGTATAGAGATACAGTGCCTGCTACACATGGTCAATGTGACGAAATTGAAGTATTTGTTGCTGGAAAAAGACTACGAAAAGTTCCACATATAGTATACGATCCTGTTACAGAAACTAATATAACATATGAAGCTGAATTTAGTGTTAACGGGTACAATTATGGAACAACTGAAAACCCAATCGGAAGAGTAAGAATTACTAATCTAGATCCTACAAAGATTATAGATGTTAAAGTAGTTAGAAAAACTGGTAAAACATGGGCAGATAGCGGAGTCAAACTAGCAAATGCTGAAGGAATTATTCCTCAATTTATAAGAAATACAACTCAGGACTTACCTGAATAAATACAATATAGGACACAAGGACAATGATGAAAAACACAGATGAACATAGCGGCGTTTATGTAAAAGGCCATATTAAGATACATGATCCTGCATCAGGCGAAGTTCTTATAGATAAACCAAACGCCATTCATTATGAGAATATGAGTGTTGCACTTGCTGAAAGTTTAGGTAATGCTGGACAAGGGTTTATATATGAGATGGCGTTTGGTAACGGCGGAACTAATGTAGATCCAACAGGAATAATTACGTACCTTACTCCAAACTCAACTGGTACTAATGCAAGTTTATATAAAGAAACATTTTCAAAAGTTGTAGATGATCGTAGTGTTAATAACCTTGACCCGATAAGAAACAAAATTGAAACTAGACACGTAAGCGGTACAAATTATACCGATGTGTTTATTAGTTGTTTATTAGATTATGGTGAGCCTAGTGGACAGGATGCTTTTGATACAGCAACTAACACAGAAGCATTATATGTATTTGATGAATTAGGTCTTAAAAGTTATAGTCCGTCCGGTAACAGTAAATTACTTACACACGTAATTTTTCACCCTGTACAAAAAAGTTTAAACAGATTAATTCAAATTGATTATACAGTAAGAGTACAAAGTTTAACAGGCTTTAATGAGGGGTAACTAATGGCAATAACAATATTATATAGCGATGGCGAAGAGCTTCAAATACAAGATAATACTATTAATGCAGAAACTAGTTTAGATCTTCCAGGCAGAGGATATCCCGGTTACGGTGGAAAAATTAATGAAAGTTTATTACATTTATTAGAAAATTTTGCAAATACTTCAGCACCTAGATCACCAACTGAAGGACAAATATGGTACGATACAGGCGCAGGGGGCGGATTAAAAGTTTGGAATGGTGTTAACTGGTTAGATGCAGGTGGCCTAAAGTCTGGAGCAGTAAGACCGGCAGGTAGCGTATCTGCCCCGGGTGATCTATGGAGTGATACTGGCTCACAACAATTATATCTTTGGAGCGGTACAGCTTGGGTATTAATTGGTCCTGAATATTCTGAAGGATTGATCACTGGAGCAAAAGCAGACACAATTGTTGATGTGAGCAATTTAGAAAAAACAGTATTAATACTATATGTTGCTGGACAACCAATTGCAATTGTATCTACAGAAGATTTTACGCCAAAGAATTTTTTATCAGGATTTACATCAATCAAAAGCGGATTTAATGTTTCTTCTAATGTTCTTATAAATGGTATTGCTGACAGGTCCAATAATTTAGTAGTTGATGGTAATACGGTTGCTGGCAATCAGTTTATGAGAAAAGATACTAGTAACATTACTAACGATACAATTTCTATTCGAAATAATCAAGGACTAGGTATTGGACTAGATAGCACAATGCGTCTTGAAGTAGGCGGCGTTACTGGTAATATTAAACATTCTAGTCAAAATAGTAATATTAATATTAGTGTTACAAACGAAAATGGAAATCTAAATTCAGTTTTAAGAGTACAAGGATCACAACGAGTTGGTATTAATAAAAATCCTGACGTAGCATTAGATGTAGCAGGGGATTTAAAACTAACAGCAGCAAACGGAGAAACTGGAGACTTAACAATCTCGGGCGATGCAACTTTAGGCGGCACATTAGATGTTACCGGAGCAACATCACTTAATGCTACAACAGTTAACGGAGTGCTTGATTCTACAACAGTAACATCTAATAACTTTTTACCTAATACAAGTGCCGGAACACTAGGAGCGCCATCGAATAGATTTGATTCTGTATATGCAGCTACAATAATTGCTGATACTATTACAGGATCGTTTAGTGGTAGTGCTACCAGCGCTGGACGTTGGTCTTCGCCTATACAGTTACAGTTCGGCGGAGCTAATAGTGATGTTAGTAGCGATCCTTTTGAAATTGACGGTACACAAAACATTGTATTAAGTGCAGCAGTTTCTAGTACTTTTGTTACTAATAAAAGTACAGTAAGTACAGCAGCCGATGCCGATTCATACCTTATTCAACGAGGCGGTCAATTATTTAAAGTTCCGTTTAGTGTAATTCGAAACTCACTACAACAGACTCCTATTGGTACAATTACTGCATTTGGTGGCGCAACAGCACCTGCTGGATGGAAACTATGTGATGGATCAGAGATAACTATTCTTGACTTTGAATCATTGTTCCTTGTAATTGGTTATAATTACGGAGCAATAGGAACAGTTACTTCAGGAAACTTTAAGCTACCTGATTTAAGAGGTAGAGTACCGTTAGGAACTGACAATATGGGAGGTAGTTCGGCTAATAGAACACTAGATACTGCGGCCGATACATTAGGATTGTCAAACTCTAAAACTAGTGAATTAACTCTTCAACAGCGTAACTTGCCTGAACACCGCCACGGATTTGAGTCAACTAATCAAGGAAACAATGTAGGAGTTGATCAGTTTTATGCAATTACTGATTCTAATGCAAATACATCAGCTGAAGGTGTTAGTAACAACCTAGGAATTGCAAAAGATATAGCAGGAACAACTTCGGGATTAAATCGTACAGGTATAATTTTTAGAGAAAACATAAATGAACCTGTAAACGAAGCACTTAATATTATGCCTCCATATCAAACAGTAAATTATATTATATACCATGGAGAACTAGAATGAGTTATATTCTTAATACGTCAAATGGATCTATTTTGACTACATTAGCTGACGGAATACTTGATAGTACAACAACAAGTATTGGACTAATAGGAAGAAATTATACAGGTTTTGGTGAAACTATAAATGAAAATTTTATAAAAGTATTAGAAAATTTTGCAAATAGTAGTGCTCCATCAGCACCTTTACCTGGGCAAATTTGGTGGGACACCGGAGAGTCTAGATTAAAGGTATATGACGGAACAACTAAATCCTGGCGTACAAGCGGAGGCCCAATTTTGTCTCCAACTTCACCTATAATGGTAGCAGGTGATACATGGATTGACACTGCAAATAGACAACTTTACTTTAGTGATGGCGTCGGCACTCCGACACTTGTAGGTCCTAGTTATTCCTCATCACAAGGAATATCGGGATTTGTTATTGAAGATATTTTAGATAATGGCGGCGCAACTAAATCTGTTGCTTCGATGTATGTTGGTAATATAAGAATTGCAATTTTAAGTAAAGAACAGTTTACACCGCTTAATGCAGTTATAGGATTAACAACAGCAGCTATTGTACCTGGTATGAATTTATTAAATACCACAGGAGAAATTAATCCTGTAATAAGCGGAACAGCAACTAATGCAAAAGGCATTGACGGAGTTGGTACTGCTAATTTGCTAAGATCAGATAGTAATGATACTACAATTGGTACAATAAGAATTAAAAATGATGGCGGAATTGGCATTGGCAACGCACAAGAATATTTTAATCTTCTTGTTAACAGTCAACGAGATACAGTTTTTAAAAATAATAATTCGAATAGAAAAATGCTGTTTACATTAAGAGGCGGGTCGGCTACAGACGAAGTTGCACTTGATATAAATCCTGGAAATCGACAAGTAAGTTTTTACCCAACAGTTGGAAATGCCGATGTTCGAGTAAACGGAGACTTAACAGTTGAGCAAAATTTAGTAGTTAACGGAAGTACTACCACAGTTAACACAGCTACACTTACAGTTGAAGATAAAAATATTGAACTTGCTGCTGCTGAAACTCCTACAGATGCAATTGCATCCGGCGGCGGCATAACATTAAAAGGAACAACAGATCATACAATAACGTGGCAAGTTGATTTAATTAATGGAAATTATTGGACTGTAAGTGATCATTTAAATCTAGCTAATACTAAAGAATATAAAATTAATAATCAATCTATTTTAAGTAGTACACGATTATTTAATACAGTAGTAGAAAGTAATATTGAACAATTAGGAGATTTAGTAGATCTCACTATTCAAAATGGTCCTTCTATTGTTGGGAACACACTAACTACATCAGATTCGCTTACGTTTAGTATTGATGGAGATTTAAATCTTACAAATGGTGTAGGTGATGTTGAAATAAAAGGAGTGTCAACACCTTCTGCATCTAATAGTGCTGCTAATAAAGCATATGTAGATGTAAAAACTAGAGATACAATTGCATCATTAAGTTTTGATATGACAAATTATAATACTGACAGTAAGTACGATCAGTCAATTACTGCTACTTGGTTAGAACAGGTAGCTTCGGCAAGTGACAGAAACGTTGGCACGTTAGCCAAAGTTCATTGTGTATTTTACTTATCGGGGGGTTATGAACGTGAAGTTAGAGTTTACAATGTTGAATCAACATTAGGTGTACGTGTTTGGGAATTCCAAGGTGTTGAATCAGTGAGTCAACCATAATTATAAAAAAGCATAAATACATTATACTAACAGGGGTCAAAAATGGCGTATAGCATACAGAAAACAAATGGCGCAACTTTAACAACTATCGCCGACGGTACAGTTGACAATTCAACTGATATAAAACTAATTGGTAAAAACTTTGCAGGATATGGTGAAATACAAAATGAAAACTTTGTATTTTTATTAGAAAATTTTGCTGGAGCAAATCAACCACCGAGAGCAATCCAAGGACAGATTTGGTTTGACAGCGGTGAAAATAAACTTAAATTTTACGATGGCGGAAATTGGAAAACAACTGGAGGTACAGTTACGTCTCCAGCACAGCCAGTAGGGTTAGCACTCGGCGAATTATGGTTTAATACAGCTGAACAAAAACTATATGTATATAACGGTGTAGACTTTTCCTTCATTGGCCCCCAAGATGCAGGCGACGGTGTAACACAAATGCAAAGTAAAGAAATTATTGCTACAGATAATACATCTAAAGCAGTGATTGTTTCTATACTTAATGACGAAGAAGTTGCAATTTTTAGTAATGATAACTTTACTATTAAAGATATCGGCACACAGTTTGCAGATTATGCCGGATTTGTTGATGCTGGAAGAACAGTTAAAAAAGGTATTACCCTTAAAGATAATGATCTAAATGGCGTAAATTCTGACTATTTCTTTTACGGCACAGCTACTAATGCAAATAGTTTAGGTGGATATAGTGCAGCTAGTTATGTAAGATCAGATGCAGCAGCCTTTACAGGGTCAGTTAACTTTGATGATAACGGTATTACAATTGGTAATGATCAAGATTTAGGTATTCTTATAGACGGTGCTGGCGGCAACGAAATTCACTTAAAGGCTTCACAAAGTTTAATAAAACTTACTACATATAACGGTAGTAGTTTTGAAAATATTGCAAGAATTAATAATAATTCGATTCAGCCTGGATACGAAACATCAGCAGCCGATCAAGGACCGAGAGACTTAGGTTCTACAGCAAACAAATGGAACGAAGTACATGCTACTAGTTTTAAAGGTGTTGCAGATAGATCTAAAGAAATGCTTGTAGGAGCAGAAGCAAATGGCGAATATATTACAGCTTCTTATACTTATAATCCGGGTGTTGATGAAAATAAAATAGTTGCAAGAGACGACACTGGAAATATTTCAGCAAACGTATTAATTGGTACTGCTTCACAAGCAAAGTTTGCTGACTTAGCGGAAATATATAAATCAGAAAACAACGATCTTCCTAACGGAACAATTGTTGGTATTATAGGCGGTGTAGGCAATACAGAAATAGGACCTGCATTTATAAATGGAGCTGAAGGTTCTGCTGTAATTGGAATTATTAGTACAAATCCAGCATACTTAATGAATGCAGAAGCTGACGGACAAGCGGTAGGACTAATAGGAAGACTACCTACTCTAGTTAAAGGTATAGGTAGAAAAATGGGAGCTCCTGTTTATCTTAGTGATGAACCAGGAATTGGTACAACTTCGCCAGAAGAAGGAATGTCAGAAATTCGTATAGGATATATATTAGAAGAAGATGCAGGCGACTCGGATACTCCGACTCTTGTTGAATGTTTTGTAAAGGTTTAAAGAGGAGATAAACGATGGTAGCAGTTGGCGCAGTAATACAGGATACCGATTATAATAATATTCGAGACGATATTATTGGAGTACTAGGCACACCGTCCGGGACACAAGGAAACTCATCATCTAATCAAGGATACGGGCAACCATTAGAGAGTAATTCAGTCGCAGCAGGCGCAACTGTTACAGCTGATGATCTTAATAGATTATATCTTGATATATATACTTGTAGACTACATCAAGTTAACGGTACAGGCTTTGCAGTACAAGAAGTTAGTACAGGCAATGTAATTGGTGCTGATGCAAGTGGAACAGATGTTGACACTCTTACACTCTTGCAGCAAGGTTTTAACGACTATGCAGCAGAAGCAACAAATTCTGTAAATGGAAGAAATACACATAGTGCAAGTTATCTAGCTGCTGACACAGCAACAAATAAACAACGTACAACGGCTTGGGGATATGGCGGATTTAACACTATTGACCATTATCTAACAGTAACATTTGCAGGACAAACTAAATCTTCAGCTAGTGGCAATTCGTTAGCCTTAACAGCAGCAAATCATGCTAGAGCATTTTTTAATACAGGTGGCGAAATAAGATTATTTGCAACACGTACCGGCGGCGCTGGTCATACTAAAAACACTGACTGGACAAATATGTTAGCTACATATATTAACACTATTAGTATGAGTGGATCTACTTCATCTGTTAATGGTGACGGTCTTGGTGTTTCTAATAATACAATTGGTTTTTATGATTTAACAACATCGGAGCAAGTAGTAGTATCAGCAGTCGGATCAACATATGCAGCTAATACATATACACTGAGGGCTAAAGTTGATAATGCAACAAACCCAACCGCTATTACTTTTAGAATTACACTAACTGACGGAGATGATCAGTTTGCTAGTGTTGACCCAAGTGTTGACGGTACACTAACTAGTAATATTCAAGTATATAGAGCACAAGACGGTAACAATATAATAGAAATTGATGCACCATCAGTTAATACAAATGCTACCGGAACTACACTTTAATTTCACTTATTGCTTGACATTTAGATAGATATAGTATATACTATAAGAAGTATATAAGGAGTATCTATGGACCCTCGTCTTGAAAACGCATTATCTTTTGCAAATTATAATCTCACACTCGAAAAAGAAAAACTACAAGCCAAAGAAAATTTTAGAATAGGTAGAGTAATTTATCGAAATAAAGGACAGTTTACTATTACAGTTGAACTACTATCTTATTGTAAAATTCTAATTGATTCTGACAACACCGAAGATGTTGTGCTAATAGACGATAATGAAACCCCAATTTTAATTGAAGATCTAACAGAATTTTATCAATTAATTTTGTCTCAATATTCGATTGTGTGTAATGATTACTACGAACGTTTTTCTTCATTGTCGAAAAAACGAAATGTTGAGGACATAGTGTTTAATGACTAAAGGGGTATTATTATTTGCAAATAATAACGAAAGTATAGATTATGTAACGCAAGCATACCAGTTAGCAAAGCGTATAAATCAATATTTAAATTTACCTACTAGCATTGTTACTACTGACAAAAATTATCTGCAAAAAACATTTAGCGACTATGATGAAGTATTTGATGAAATTATCGAAACTGACCAAGAGTTAGTTAAGAATAATAGAGTTTATCATGACGGTATTGCATCTAATCAAATTCTAAATTTTAGGAATAATCTAAGACCATATGCATATGATTTATCGCCTTATGACAGTACTATTGTAATGGATGTTGATTATATTATATGTAGTGATCATCTTTCAAAATGTTTTGATCAAACAGAGGATTTCCTAATCTACAAAGACGGAACATATTTAGGAATTGACGAAAAATATACAAAAGAATTTAGTTATGTAAGCGACGGTGGAATAGATTTTTATTGGGCTACTGTTGTTTATTTTGAAAAGACAAAAAAGAACAACGTATTTTTTGAGTTATTAAAACATATACAAGATAACTGGTATCACTATGTACTATTGTATAAACTACCTAACACAATGTATCGAAATGATTTTGCTTTTAGTATAGCAATACACATAATGAATGATTATGGTTCTTTAGATATGTTTAAAACAATGCCAACAAGTATTCTATATACTCTAGACGTTGATATATTACATTCTATAAAAGATGATGTGTTAATTTTATTAACTGGAAAACAAGGACATCCAGGAGAATATGTAGCACACAGGACTCAAGGATTAGATGTACATGTAATGAATAAATTTAGTCTAGATAGATTATACAAAGGAGAACAACATGTCTAAGGGTTTTGTTTTTCTTGCTCAAAATAACGATACAACTGATTATGTTAAACAATCATATTTGTTAGCATGTAGTATCAAAGCTACACAACACACAAATAATGCAACCTGTTTAATTACAAACGAAGTAGTACCTGAAGAGTATAAAAAAGTATTTGATCATATTGTAGATATTCCGTGGAGCGATGATGCAAAAGAATCTAAATGGAAAATTGAAAATAGGTGGAAAATATACCATGCTACTCCGTTTGATGAGAATATTGTATTAGATACAGACATGTTAATTCTAGAAGATATTGAACATTGGTGGAAATATTTAGATTCATATGACTTATATTTTACAACAAATGTTAGAACATTTAGAGATAAACCGATTACTGAAGGATTATGGCATTATAGAAAAGCATTTATTCGATATGATTTACCAAAGATATATGTTGGCGTACATTATTTTAAAAAGTCCGAACTAGCCCACAAGTTCTATAAATGGTTAGAATTTATAAATCAAAATTGGGAAATGTTTTATGGAGAGTTTGCCGGAGGCAATGCTTTTCAAAAATGGGCAAGTATTGATGTAAGTTCGGCAATAGCAATTAAGCTTCTAGGTATTAGTAGTCAAGTTACAAATTCAATAAGCGATATTCCGAAATTTGTGCATATGAAAACATATCATCAAGGAGTAAGTAATTTACACAACAGTTGGCAAGGATATGTAAATTCATATATGGACGACGAATTAAATTTGAGAATTGGTAATTATAAGCAAAATGGTATATTTCATTATGTAGAAGATAGTTTTGTTACAGATTCTCTAATAGAGAAATACGAAGGATATTTAAGTAAAAATGAATTTTAAAAAAGAGTTTTCTCGATTAAATGCACTGTCACATAAAGATCCTAAGTGGTATTGTAATTTTGATAAAAAAACTGGAGTAATTTATTCAGTTAAGAATCATAATAACGACAGCGATAGTTACATTACTATAGAGCATACTATGGCACTTGATTTTAATAATAGAAATAAAAGTTTAGACGATTATCAGATAGTTTGGAATAAAGATCAAAAGAAGTACAAACTATTAAAAAAAACAGATACAACAATTGAATCTGTAAAAAACACATTTATGGAAATTACTAATAACGAAGTAGGCGAAGTTGTAGTTACTAAAAATTATAAAACTAAAGAGTGGCAATTTTCAGTTGACAACGATGTTAAAGAGCGTTATAATAATGGAACAGTAATAGAAGGAGATGCATTGCATTTTAGTGTAACAGCAAAGTGTAACCCGCATATTCTTTATAGAACTATTACAGTTTCGATTGTGGAATTATTCGAAAATGATGTGAACATTAATTTCGATAATAGTGACATACAACAAACTAATTTTAGTATCTACACTAATAAAAAGATAGACTCGTATGCAATTAAAGAGCTTATATAATGGATAATAAATTTAAAATTGTCGACTATGATATTATATATCTAAGTTATGATGAACCAAATGCTGAAAAAAACTATGCAGATTTGTGTAGTAAAATTCCGTGGGCAAAAAGAGTACATGGTGTAAAAGGTTCAGATGCCGCGCACAAGGCATGTGCAGAATTAAGTGAAACAGATCGTTTCATTACAGTAGACGGCGACAACATAATACACACAAAGTTTTTACATAAAGAATATGATCTCAGTTCACATGAAGATACTCATTGGAACAGCAATGTAGATTTTGATAAGTGTGTAATAAGTTGGACAGGCCGTAATATAATTAATGGTTTAGAGTACGGTAATGGCGGCTTAAAATGTTGGCCTAAAGAGTACGTGTTGAATATGCGTACACATGAAAATGCTGACCCTGACAATACCCATGCACAAGTAGACTTTTGTTGGGATCTCCAATATATACAAATGAATACGTGTTACAGCGAAGTAATGAATAATGCAACTCCGCAACAAGCATGGCGAGCTGGATTTAGAGAAGGTGTTAAAATGGCACTTGATCGAGGAGTAAGGCCTACGCAGGAAGATTTTCTAAATGGACATTGGAAAAACTTACATATGCTTTGGATATGGATGATGATTGGTGCAGATGTAGAAAATGGACGCTGGGCTATATACGGTGCAAGAGAAGGTTTGTACAAGACAATGTGTACAGATTGGGACTATGTACAAGTTCGTGACTTTGAATGGCTTAACGACTACTGGAATAGCAAACAATTAGATGAAGATCAAATGGAACAGGACACAGTTGACCTTGGGTATTCATTAATAGATGAGCTTCAGTTGCCTATCGCAGCTGATCCTCTTAACGGAACTCAAAGTTTATTTTTTAAAACAGTATATCAAACACCTGAAAGACGAAAACAAGATCTTTTGATTGAAAGTACATGACAGATAATATTAAAGGTGACGAAGTAACTCTACTTAATGGAAAATATAAAAGTGTATATTTTGAAAGTAGTAAAGAAGTACTTGACGGACTTAATAGCGTAAGTCCTAGTTTTTGTTTGGCTAAATGGTATAATGTAAGTATACACATTCCAACTGGTCAAACACATAGCTGTTATCATCCTCCAACACACAAAATACCGTTAGATGAATTAGCAAAATCTGCCGATGCCCTGCATAACACAAAACATAAAAAAGAACAGCGTAAAAAAATGCTTGCAGGAGAGCGTCCTAAAGAATGTGAATTTTGTTGGGCAATTGAAGATCAAGGCAATATTAGTGATCGTGCGTATCGTAGCAAGGATGTGTATCAACCGGGAATGTTAGAACAAGCCCTAACTGACGAAAATCCTAAACCTAGATATGTAGAAGTTAATTTTAATCAGGCATGTAATTTAAAATGTGCATATTGTAGTCCGCACTTGTCAACAGAATGGCATAAAGAAGTAAAAAAACACGGGTCGTATAAACTTGCTGACAAGGAACACAATCATCCAAATTGGGTTGATAGTTTAGGTATTAATAATGCTCCTGATAGTCCTTATGTACAAGCATTTTGGGAATGGTTTCCTGATATATATCCTACACTTACAACATTTCGAATGACAGGCGGCGAGCCTTTAATGGATAAAAATACGTTTAAAGTATTTGATTACGTAAAACAAAATCCTAATAAAAATTTACACCTAAGTATTACTAGTAACTGTTCACCTCCAAAAGGTCAATGGGGTAAATTTATGACTAGTCTAAAAGAAATAACAGATGCAGATGCAATTGATCATTTTATGTTATTTTGTAGTTTAGATAGTTGGGGCGAGCAAGCTGAATACATTCGTAACGGACTCAATTTTGAGGATCTTTACAAAAATATTACACAATACCTAAGAGAAAGCTCGAAGCACAGTTTAACATTTATTGTAACTGCTAATTTATTAAGTTTACCTGGCTGGACTGAATATATTAAAAATATTCTTAAACTGCGTCAAGAATTTAATACTGATCGTCAGCTAATTTGGTTTGATACTCCTATGTTACATGACCCTAAATGGTTAAGTATGAAGTTAGCAAACAAAGAAATGTTACAACCTTTGTTAGATAGCATTGAATTCATGGAGTCTAATAAAGAAACTACTAACAACAGATTCAAAGGGTTCAAAGATTATGAAGTTGATAAAGTCAAAAGACTGTATAATTGGGCAGTTGAACCATTAAATACACAAGAAGAGTTTTTAGCTAAAAAGAATTTTGATTTGTTTTTTACACAACATGATACTAGACGAAATACTAATATAAGAAAAACGTTTCCAGAATTAACAACCTTTATAGAAGAATGTAGGATAATAAATGAGTAGAGATAAAAGAGTTGATGCAGTTGCCGAACGGTTAAACAACATCGGACCAGGGTTTTGTACACAGAAATGGTTACATGAAACATTATATCTGCATACAGGTGACAATCACAGTTGTTATCATCCAAGGCCTCATCATATTCCTTTAGATGAAATTGCAGAAGACCCAAGTGCATTACATAATACTAAATGGAAAAAAGAACAACGTAAAACAATGCTAGAGGGCGGTAGACCCGACGAGTGTTATTACTGCTGGAATATTGAAGATCTAGAGGGCGAACATTTAAGTGACAGACATTTTCATAGTGCTAGTTCTTATTCAGAACCAATAATTGAAGAAGTAGCAAAATTACCTTGGGATCAACATATTAATCCACGCTATCTAGAAGTTAGTTTTGGGAATGGATGTAACTATCGTTGTGGTTATTGTTGTCCGCAGGCAAGTACGTTGTGGATGGACGAAATTAAAAAACATGGAAATTATGATCTAACATATAATCAATATGGAATTGAATTTTTAGAGCACGGTACTTACTACGGACCTAAAGACGATAATCCGTATATCGAAGCATTTTGGAAATGGTGGCCTAGTTTACGCAAAGATCTACACACACTACGTATTACTGGTGGTGAGCCTCTTATGAATCCTGGCGCAATGCAATTTTTTGATCTATTAGAAAAAGAACCTGCTCCTCAATTAGAAATCAGTGTTAATAGTAATTTTGGAGTAACTACTAATAAACATGATCGTATGCTTAATAGAGTACAAAATTTATTAGATACTAATAAAATTAAAAAGTTTACACTGTTTACTAGTATAGATACTTGGGGACCGCAAGCAGAATATATGCGTACAGGATTACAGTTAACACATTGGGAACGTAATTTAAAAAAAGCACTAAGTATGGGATTCGAAGTAAGCATAATGTGTACTTTCAATGTGCTTTGTGTATCTAACTATAAAAGTTTAATGCATAAAATGATTGAATGGCGTGAAGAGTTTGGAAAAAATGCAATTAGATTTGATGTTCCATATCTTAAAGAACCTCCGCATTGGATGATAAACATTTTACCTGAATCATTTATACCATATATGGACGACACATTAAAATTTATTGATGATAATATGGATAAATTTAAAGCACAAGAATATGAAAAATTCAAACGTGTAACTAATTATATGAAAACTAATCCTGTTGATCCGCAAAAGATTAAACAAGGGCGTAGAGACTTTTATAGTTTCTTTGAAGAAAATGACAAACGCCTTGGATTAAATCTATTAGAAGTATTTCCAGAGTACACAGAGTTTTATGAACAATGTAAACAGGTATACGAGTCTTACGAAGTCTAAATTACCAGTTATTATAATAACGCAAGTGTAAATAAGATATATAACAATAAAGGATGTACAACAATTATGATTGATGATACAAATAAACAAAGTTGGTGTGTAAACGCTGAACATGCAATGAGTGGCGACAACACAGGTGAAACTAAAATTTGTTGTATGACACGATTTATGAATAGACGCTTGTCGATTGGTAGAGAGACTATTCAAGAAAACTTTAATCAACCTGACTTTGTAGAAGTACGTGAAGCACTTGCAAAAGGTGAACGCCATGATGTGTGTAAACTTTGTTGGGAAGAAGAAGATGCTGGACGTATGAGTAAGCGATTACGAGATAACGAAAAATATGTCAATATGATCGAACAAGGCGGCAAGCCGTTTAAAGGACTTGCTAAATTTGAATTAAATCTAGGCAATCAATGTAATCTTAAATGTAGAACTTGTGGGCCTCATTCGAGCAGTACTTGGCTTAAAGAAAGATTTGATAGGCAAGAAACAGATAATTACACCGACTTTAAAGCCTATGCTAAAGAAATGCGCAAGTTTAGTAAATGGTACGAGTCGGATAGTCCGTTTTGGGACGACTTTGATAACAACTTAGAAAATATTAATCAGTTAGACTTTTATGGCGGCGAGCCGTTTATGAGTGAAAAAATGTGGGGCACTTTAAGAAAAGCAGTTGAACTTGATTATGCAAAAAATATCGAATTACATTATGCAACAAACTGTACAAAATGGCCTGATGATGTTGAAATACTTAAAGAGTTTAGACATCTAAATTTAAACTTTAGTATTGATGGAGTACACGACGGATTCAACTATATGAGATATCCCGGCGATTGGGGCGAAGCAGAAGTAACTCTAAATAAAGCAAGAGAATTTGCAAAAACTCATCCAGATATACATATGAGTTGGATTATCACATTGAGTACTATTAACATTCATAACTTACCTGAAATAATTGCAGAGTACGAAGAAAAATATAGCGACTTTGGTATTTTCTTAAACTTAGTACATAGTCCTAAATATTATAACATTAATATTTTACCTGACGGTATTAAAGAAGGAGTTATTGAAAAAATAGAATCAATTCCTAAAGACTCGTTTGTTTGGACAAACTATTTGCCAGGAGTAATTCAATATATTAAAAATGGCACTCCGAATATTGGCTTATGGAAACAAGCAATGAGAGAAATAAAATGGCAAGATACTTATAGAGAACAATCGTTTAAAGATGTGTATCCAGAATATCATCAGTTAATACAGGATGTTTCTAAATGATTAATTCTTTTTTCACTTGGGAAAAGTTATCACAAATGCATATCGAATTAACAAATTCGTGTAATGCGGCCTGTCCAATGTGTACACGATTTTTTGGTAATAGTCCGTTAATTAGACCCGACCTTGAATTAGGACAGATTACTTTAGATAAATTTAAAAAGTATTTTCCTAAAGAAGTAATGGATAAAATGGAAGTAATACTATTTTGTGGCGTACACGGTGATCCCTGTGTTGCAAGAGATGTTTATGAAATTTGTGAATATATTGCCGAAACAAATCCTAATACTTGTGTAAGAATGAATACAAATGGCGGAATGCGTAATACAGAATTTTGGTCTAAACTAGGTAAACTTTTTGCAAGTAAAGAAAATGGTCCATGGTCTTGGAGAATTACTTTTAGTATTGACGGATTAAAAGATACTAATCATTTATATAGGCGTAACGTTGTTTGGGATAAGTTATATGCAAATGTAAAGGCGTATTTAGATACAGGAGCTCAAGCTGAATGGGATTTCTTAATATTTAAACATAACGAACATCAACTACAAGAAGCAAAAGACTTATCAGAAGAACTAGGATTTTATGCATTTGTGCCTAAAAAAGCATTAGGTGTAGACGATGGCGGATCTTTACGAAAGATGCCCGCAGTATCAAGGACGGGCGATCTTGAATATTACATTGAGGCTCCTGTTGATCCAAAAAATAGAAATATTGAAACTCCTATAGGCGAAGAAAAAACAGGCCATTGGCAGTTTGATCCAGAAGATTATAAGCGTTTTAGAAAAAATAGAGAAACGCATAATAATTATCAGCACATGATAGATAATGCATATAATGTACTTGCTAAAGAAGACAACACACAATTAGATAGTGCAACAATTAAATGTAAAGCAAAAACACGACAAGAAGGTATTGAGATTTTTGTTGATAATTTTGGAAGAGTAATGCCGTGCTGCTACGCAGGCACTCATTTAGTTGGAACACACGGTGACGGTCAAAGTTTACAGTTGCATTATGAAACACAAAAATACGGATGGGAAAAATTTGATCTTGAATTGCATTCTTTAAAAGACATAATGCAGCAAGGTCATTTAGATAGGTTATATACCGACTCGTGGTCAAAACCTAGTTGCGGCGATGGTAAAATGGCATACTGTGCAAATATCTGCGGTACTTACAGTAGAGTAGATAGAATTTGGACACACGAAGATATGACAGATAAATCCCGTAATTGGCGAAAACCAGCGACTCATGAATAAAGATACTTTTTGCGCACTTCCATTTACTGAAATTTTTTTATACCCAAATGGGGATATAAAACCTTGCTGTTCAGCAGTCATGTCTCTTGGAAATTTAAATACTAATAACATACAAGATATACTACAATCCGATACTGCTAAAGATGTTAGACAACATATTCTTGACGGTAAATGGCATCCATTATGCGAACAATGCGAACGTCAGGAGCAGCAAGGAGTTAGGTCTGAAAGACAGCCTGAATATAGTAATGTACTTAGGGACTTAGAATTAACAAATTCAACTTTTAAACTAGAAAGACTTGATTTAAGATGGAGTAATACTTGTAATCTAAGTTGTGTTTATTGTTATGAAGGCTTTAGTAGTAAGTGGGCAAGTATTAAAGGCATTCCGATTAATGATGTTAAGAAAACTGGTGAAGAAAGTTTATTAGAACTTATTAAAGAAAATACAGAGTCAGTTAGTACAGTTATGTTATTAGGAGGTGAACCTCTTTTACAAAAACAAAACTCAATTCTAATTGATATATTACCTAATGTCAATTTTTATTGTTTAACTAATCTATCAGTACCGATGAAAACTAATAAAATTGCACAAAAATTAATGGAAAGAGGATCGTGGTCACAATTTGGTGTTAGTATAGAAACTGTCGGAGATCGATTTGAATATGTAAGACGTAATGCTTCCTGGGACCTGTTTACAGATAATGTAAAATATTTTAACGAAATAGGCAAACCGTTAGAGGCACACTCTTTATACTCTATATATTCTGCATTTAATTTAGTTGAATTTTATGATTTTATATTAGAACATAAGTTTCTTAATATATTTTGGAACTTGTTGGAAAGTGCAGGCGAAAACAGCAAAGCAAGTGTATTTAGATTACCTAAAAAACTTAAAGATAAAGCAATACAGGAAATTGATCGCTGCGCTGAAAAATACAAAGGCGAAATTGGGATACACCATTTAGAAGGTTATAAAAATAATTTAGTAAATCAAATAGATAATGAATCTACAACAGAATATCACTTAAATGAAATTAAATCATTAGAGCTACTGCAACCATATAATAAAACATTCTCGGATGTTTGGCCTAAGTTATATAAAGGTTTAGTAAAATGTTAGTTTATTGTAATGGTGATAGTTTTACAGCCGGAATAAGTCTTTACGATTATGTTTTACCTAAATATCTAGGACCAATGACTAAAAAACAAATTAGTAATTCTAGTAAAAATATTAAATATTTTCAAAAAGTAAAAGATATGTATGATTGCAAGTATGTAGATTACAAATCTATAAAAACTATCAATAATACTAACCTTGAATTTTTTGATGATAAACGCCTCGGAGCAGTACAATACAGTGATGTAAAACATATTTTAGAAAAACAATTAGCATACCCTGCACAACTAGAAAAAGTTGATAAAACTATAAAAACAATCAATGCTGCAATTGCAGGAGCAAGTATTACAGGCATAATATATAGGACTATAATAGACTTATTAGATTTTAAAGCAGCAGGACAGAAAATACATAGAGTAGTTATACAACTTACTTCCGCAAGTCGAGGTGAATTTTTTTCATCAATCGGGCAAAACTTAATGACAGACAGGCCACTCACACATTTTAATGATCCTGATCACCGTAGAATATCAAAACTTGTTGCAATAACACATACTGACGAAGATTTTATGATAAAGTACCTTTATACTGTTAGTATGTTAAAAGAAGTTTGTCTAAGCATAACTGGTAAATTACCTGTAATAATTGATTCCTATAACGGAACATTTTTTGATCCTGTTGTAAAGAGATTAGACAACACAATTAAAAACGATAATCCTAGCGAGTACAATCAATTTGAAAAAATATTAGAACATTCTATGTACAATATTTGGAATAATAACTTTATGAAGAACATTGCTGATACAGTTAAAAGACCTTTAGAACACGATGAACATTATGCATTAACAGTTCATAAAAAAGCCGCAGCAGAATTGGTTGAGTTATTATGAAAATTTGGGCATATGGAGACAGCTTTGTGGCAGGTGATCAGGATATAAAAGGCAGAGTTGATGCTATACCAGAATACCAAGACTATAATAGATACAATGTTAGCTTTTCGTCAGTTCTTGCAAAAAAATTAAATTGTGAGTTAACAAACAGAGCTGTAAGCGGATGTAGTAATTTTTCTCAAATAGATAAACTTATTGAAGATTCGAAACATATTGAGTCTGATGATATTGTATTGTTTGGTATTACTAGTTTTTATAGAGATAGGCCAAAAATATCTGTATACTTTAAAGATTTAATACCTAAAACACAAGGACCGGCTCTAGGCGATAGAGAGTTATTACTTAATGGTGATCTTGCAGTAATTGGGTCGTATGATATTTTTTATACTCTAAGTATTATTGACTCTATTGAAAAAATAAAAAATATTAAGATTATAAAATTTAATGCATTTCATAATTTTATGGATGACTGTAATATAAAACATTTAATGAAGTTTAATAATTTTATAAGTTTACATCAACCGTCAAATACGTTGATAAATTTATTAGATAATACTTGGGGAAAGATTGATGGAACAAATTTTGTAGATCACAGTAAATGGTCTCCTCCGGAAAAGTATCGAGAGAATTTTACAAGACAATCTCATCCTAGTATAATAGGACATAAAAAAATAGCAAATTGGCTATACAAGGTATTGAAACATGATTATAACTATTCCATATAACTGGTGCAAAGGTTTAGGTACACAAATCGGTGTAATAAGCGCCATTGCCGATTCTAAGTATACTACAATTAAGTTTTTAGAAAAAACAGATGAATACAAAAATTTTAAATTTTTTGTAGAGTATTATAATTTAGATTTAGAAATCGTATTAGATAAGCCTACCGACGACGATCAACAAATATTCTTCGATGACTTTTCAAAATTATTTTCACCCTATGTAAACAAAGCTACTGATTATAAAAATAATAAGTATATATGTATCAGTATGTATCAAGATCTAACACAATGCTTATTTGATAGTGAAATTATACAATATCCGTACAATAAAATGTATACAATAGATCAATACTCGAAAATTTTTGAAATTGTACGGCAAAATGGGTATGATGTAATAACAATGGATTCTAAAGATATTACAATACCTGAAAAGTTAGAATTATTATCAAATTGCCGAGCAGTTATAGGATATGAAGGCGGCATAGCACATCTTTGTCATACATTAGGATTGCCTTTTATAATGCTTCCGTGGCGAGCGTTAAATACAAAACACCCAAGTTTATTAGAACTTTTACATCTAGATAAAAAAACGTATTTTTTAAAAAGTTTAAAAGAATTATTATGGATGGATACTGAAGAATTTTCCAATATATTAGAGCAGTTAGATAATAATAATGGAAACAATACATTGATGGGCACACGGTTTAATAAAGAAGAATGGAAAGCTCACGAACTACCTATAAGTTCGGATGAATATAATTTTTTTCCAAGACATAATAAATTAGGCGGAATATATAATATATAATATAAAGGAAATAGATCTTGGATAACGAAATTGGTGATTTTGACGACAAGCACTTAGCTGTTATGGAAGCTATACTTCCTTACGCTAAATCTAAACCTCAGAAAAATCTAGAAGAATTACAAATAGAAAATATAACACGAAACACTTCTGTAAGGTTTTTCTTATTGCCTGAATGGGCACCTAACTTTCCTCCTTATAATTTAGCAAGATTGGTTTCTGTGTGTAAAAATGCAGGATATAAATCTGATGCAGTTGATTTAAATATCAAAGCATATCGTCAATGGGAAAAGTGGAATTTAGAATTTAATCCGTGGCACGGAAGTCAAGAATGGCGCTGGACAGGGCAGTCTTATCACGATTCAATTCATGCACATTTAGCACCGTTATTAGAAGAATATATTACTGCAATTGAAGAAGATAATATTGATGTAGTAGGATTCACTTTGTATTATTGTAATCAAGAACCTACACAATGGATGGCAGAACAAATAAAATTAAAATATCCACATGTTAAAATACTAGTGGGCGGCCCGCAATGTCATACATTTCCGCCAGGAGAAGAACAATGGTATTACGATTACGTGGTATCAGGCGAAGGCGAGCAAATGTTGCTTAGAATTCTAAGTCAAATTGAAAAAGACGAAGTTAAAGAAACACAACAAGTATTAACACAACCTCCTGGTATGAGACTTAATTTAGATACTATGCCGATGCCTGACTACAGTTCGTTTGATATACACGAATACAATATGCCAAACGGAGTTAATACTGAATTCAGTCGAGGCTGTGTTGCTAAATGTGTGTTTTGTAGTGAGACACACTTTTGGAAATTTAGAGGGCGGTCGTCTAGTAGTTTGTTAAACGAAGTCCTTACACTCAATGAACGTTATGGTATAGATTTTATTTGGTTCCTTGATAGTTTAGTAAACGGTAATATTAAAGAATTAAGAGCTTTTTGTAAAGGTATAATTGCAAGTGGAATAAAAATTGCCTGGACAGGATATGCTAGATGTCACAAAGCAATGGACGAAGAATATTTTGATGATCTAGCTGCAAGCGGATGTAAACATCTTAACTATGGAATCGAATCAGGATCAAATAAAGTTCTTGAAGACATGGACAAAAAAATTACTGTAGATGTTATTGAGCGTAATTTAGAACTTGGGCATAATGTTGGAATACAAGCACAAACTAATTGGATAGTAGGTTTTCCTACAGAAAAATTACAAGACATATACGAATCGATGACACTATGTCATCGTAACAGTGATTATTTACAAAACGTAGCTACTGGTCATGGATTCACTGAACCGCCAGACACTATCATATCACAAAATTCAGCAAAATATGATATGCTTAGATCTTACTATTTAGACAACTGGATCAATACTGATTTTACTAGTTCTAAATTACATCGTATGCTTAGGATCATATATTTTAATATTTTATTAGAACAAACTGTAAGTTATGATAACGAAAAAACATTGCAAAATTTTGACACTACTCGATTTTGTTCAGTACAGTTTAAAACAGATAAAAATATTTCAGTTGAATATGAAGATTTTGATTTTGATATAATCAATAGTGGACCGAGCGATTTTGCAAATAGTTTAATGAACGAAGTATGGCCTCTATTAAGACTATTTTGGAGATCAAGAGGAGCATTTAGTGCATCCTTTAACATTGATCCCAAAGATACATATTCAGTATTTGGAAATAGACTTGCAGGTGATGTATCTATGACCGGAACATTCAAAATTAGTGAGACAGGAAACTTTGTTGCAAAATTCCAGTATGCATACAAGCAACCGGAAGATGCTTGGAGATACGTTGACTTTTCTAACGAAACTTCGATAGCAGCACAAAATGCACGTATGCAATCGATTCCGGGTAACAAAGGAGAAGTTGTTTCAAATTTTGAAGAAAAGCGTCATAAGTTTCTAAAGGACCTAGATGAACATCGAAAGATTGATTTTACTTTTGACAAAAGAATTTTAATAAAAGGTTCTTGGTAGTTCTTGACAAAATATTAATTGTGTAGTATAATTGAATTATGTTTGATATTATTTTTATTGGTGAAAGAACAGATAAGTGGAAAGACTTAAAGAAAAAGTTCTTCTCTGCTAAACGTGCATCTTCAATTGACGAAGCACAGAAGAAGTCATTGACAAATATGTTTTGGACAGTTTGGCCTGATATTGACATATGCGAAAATTTTAATTTTGATTATGTACCCGACGAATGGAGTAAAGATGTTCCGCATCTTTTTAAAAACGGCGACACTTACGATGGAATGTGTTTACTTCCTAAGGCTATAAAATTAAGTAAAAATGAAACTGACTATCGATTCTTTATACATAAAAAAGAAATAGATATTGTTGCAAGTAATCCTGTACCATTTGATTACTTTGATATTGATACATATGAAGAATACACAGCAGCATTAGAACATAGTACAACTGATATGTTTTGGATGGGCAGTAGAAATATACAAGTTGATAAACAGTTAATTAATAACTTTTATATATCACATCACCAACAAATAGATAGAAAACAAAATCATTCTTTTATTCACGATGCTGATGGCGAAAAATCTAGAAATGGAGTATACCTTTGTAGTAAACATACACCTGTGTCAAAACGAGAAATAGAATATCGACATCTAGTTCATAGAAAAGAATGGGATATAGAACTTAGCAGACCAAAATTATATGAGCAATTTATAATAGATACATATGATGATTATCAACATGCACTTGAAAAATCACAAACAGAAATGTTCTGGGCTATTCGATCAGGAATTGATACAACCGACTTTGATTTTAAAATGCACTTTCCGTTTAGCAATAATTATGATAGGCAAACTAATCATATATTTTTACACAACGAACAAGACCAGATGCTTACAAACGGAGTTTGGTTATTATCTAAACACACGCAAGTATCTAAAAAAGAAATTGAATATAGGTTTCTTGTAAATGCTAAAGAACACAAAATAGTTGCTAGTAAAACTAAACTATACGATCGATTTATTGTTGATACATACGAAGACTATCAAAATGCATTTGATAATTCTACAACAGAAATGTTCTGGGCTGTACGTAGCGATACTGAAATAGTTGACTCTGCGGTATTTGATATATATTTTCCGTATAAAAATTTGCATGATCAGGAATATATATTTGATAGACACAAAAATCATACATTTCTGCATGATCATGCCGGCGAAACTATACGGAACAGTGTATGGCTTTGTTCTAAACACACACAAGTATCTAAAAAAGAAATTGAATATAGATTTATAGTAAATGCAAAAGAATGGGACATTGTTGCTAGTAAGACAAAATTATACGATCGATTTATTGTTGACACATATGAAGATTATCAAAATGCGTTAACAGATTCTCAAACAGAAATGTTTTGGGCTATACGTAGCAATACTGAAATAGTCGACTCGACAGTTTTTAATATGCATTTTCCTTATAAAAACCTACATGATCAAGAACACGTATTTGATAGACACAAAAATCATACATTTCTACATGATCACGAAGGCGACACAATACGAAATAGTGTATGGCTATGTTCTAAGCACGAACCTATATCTAAAAAAGAAATTGATTATAGATTTATTGTAAATGCTAAAGAACATAATACTGTTGTTAGTCGCACAGTAAAATATGATAAATTTAAAGTTGATACATACGAAGACTATCAAAATGCATTTGATAATTCTACAACAGAAATGTTTTGGTGTATTCCAACTGATATAATTATAACTAACGATAGCATATTTGAAACAGTGTTTCCGATAAAAAATGCATTTGATACAACTTATGATTTTGAAAGAGCAATAAATCATATATATAAAAACGGAAAATATAATGACGGTGTAATGTTATCTACTAAAAAATCTAAAATTACAAAAAAAGAATTTGAATACGGATTTATCATACAGAAAAAAGATATTGATATTGAAGTAAGTGCGCCAAAGCCGTATGATATTGTGTTTATTAGTTATGAAGAATCAAATGCAGATGAAAACTATATTAATGTATGGAAGCAGTTTCCTCGAATAAAACGTATACACGGAGTTAAAGGAATTCATCAAGCACATATCGAAGCAGCAAAAATATGCACAACAGATATGTTTTATGTTATCGACGGTGACGCCCAAATTTTAAAAGAATACAATTTTGATTATCAAGTTCCGCGATGGCAACGAGACCAAGTGTTTGTATGGCATTCATCTAATCCTATTACTGGAGCAACATATGGATACGGCGGCGTAAAATTATTACCAAGAGTGCAAACACTTAATGTAGATACAACAAGTGCTGATATGACAACTAGTATAAGTTCAAAATTTAATGTAGTACCGCAAGTAAGTAATATTACAGCATTTAATACAGATCCGTTTAGTACTTGGAAAAGCGCATTTAGAGAATGTGTAAAATTAGCAAGTAAGTCTATACAAGGCCAACTTGATAGCGAAACTGAAGAACGGTTAGAAGCATGGCAACATCCAATACCGGATGCACTTTATAGACATGAAGCAAAACGTGGAGCCGAAGAGGGTAGAGCATACGGAGAAAAATATGCCCAATCACCACAAGACTTGCGTAGAATAAATGATTTCGATTGGTTGCAGAAAAAATTTAACGAGTAGAGATAAACTACTAAGTACAATAACTTAACAGAAAATTAGATTTTCATACTATATATATACCGAGGTAAAATTAAATGGCGTTAACTTTAGAAGCTCTAAAAGGGTCTGAATACAAGACTGTAGACTTTTATATGACAAAAAGCTGTAATAAGAGCTGTCACTATTGCACTGCTTGGACACTCGAAATGCGCAATCTAGATGTAGATATGGACTTTTTACGAAATACAGTAAAATATTTAAGTCCGTATAAAACCCGTATTTGTTTGTTAGGCGGAGAACCAGGACTTATAAAAAATCTAGATGAAGTAATAGCTGAAATTAAAAAGTATCCGAACTTAGTAATACAAGTACTTTCTAATAGTTTAGTAAGAAAATTTTATCCGCACGTTTTAGAAGACCCTGATATAATTTATATTGAACACTTGGTCTTAGATTTTTATGAAGATCGAATAGAAAAACTAGGTAACTATGATTTTTTTGAACCTAATGAACTAAACAATTATAATCTAATTATTCAAACACCTGGATATTTTGACTATAGAGACAAACACGACTTGACGTATCTAAAACACAAAAATACAGAATTTAAAGAATACAATTCACGTTCTCCTGATTTCTTTTCAGACCATACCCCTGTACAAGCGCCAGAGCTTGATAGAAGAATTTGTGCTAAATTTCCACTTGTACCTGTATTTGACTTTGAAATACAAAAAATTAGACATTGTAGCAGAAAAGTAATTAACGGATCTCGACAGTTTGATGTTACAAAAGAAAATGTTGATAAGATGTTTGCATATAAACTTTTTGAATTTGAAAAGTATTGCAGTGCTTGTATGGACATTATTCCTCCAAGACCTGCAGCAAGACGTAATGCAATTACACGTATATTAGAACAAGAGGGCATTTCTATAGAATGAAAATATTTTCAGTTGCCGTAAATATACACGACCATAACACATACGACGGTAAATTACACTATCAAGTTGAACGACATAATCGTGTTAAACATAATTTAAATCCTAATAACCCGCATGATTCGGAACCCAGTCGTGAGTTTTTTCACAAACACTTTAGACCTAATTATGATAATAAAGATCACATGCTTGCATTTACTGTTAGTAATCTTGGACAGGAATTTGTTAGAGATATATTAGAAGAAACTATAGGCAATTTAGAATTTTTAAATTTTAAACCTAACAACTTATGGGATTGTTACGAAACAGCAGATTATTATTATATAGATCATCATCAAAGCCATTCGGCGTATGCTTATCTAAGTTCTGGATACAACGAATCTGACATCCTTGCGATTGATGGAAGAGGATGGCAATTTAATTGCATCTTTACAGATAAGAACGGAAACATCACAGACTTATCAAATAAAATATCCATAGGCGGATTATGGAATAGATTAGCACAGGATATCGGTTTTGGATATTTAGGTGCAGGTAAAGCAATGGGCCTTGCCGGATACGGCAAATTCAATGCAGATATAAACAGTATGATAGATGAGTATATGCGCAATCCAAACCATAAACTTCCTAAGTATGCATACGGTCTTATTGAAACAGTACCAAAAGAAGATATTGCATTTACACTACAACACTATACTTCTATACTAATTAAAGAACATGTATACCCGTTAAAAACATCTAATAATCTTTGTGTAGCTGGCGGAGTTGCATATAACGGATATATGAACGAAGAGTTTACTAAGCATTATGATAATGTATATGTGCCTCCGGCTGTCGGCGATGAAGGCCAAGCATTAGGCACTTATATGCATGCCGAGTATGTACTTAATAACAATACACATGTACCTAATGTATATTCTGGTAAGGAATACGCTGTAGATGCATCTGTGCTTCGAGATTGTACATATAGCTCAATGAAGTTTGAAAATATTATTATTGAAATTGCTCGAGAAATTGCTAAAGGAAAAATTGTTGGATGGTTTCAAGGTAAAAGTGAAAGCGGTAATAGAGCATTAGGTAATCGAAGCATACTTGCTGACCCGAGAAATCCTAAAATTAAAGATATAATAAACAGCAAAATTAAACTACGTGAAGACTTTAGGCCATTTGCACCAAGTGTACTTGAAGAACATTACAAAGACTATTTTGATACTAATCAGCCTAGCCCGTATATGAGTCGTATTATGCCAGTTACGTCAGATAAAATTCCAGGGGTAACACATGTAGATGGAACAGCACGTATACAAACTGTATCAAAACAACAAAATGAAAAATATTATTCCTTAATTAAGGAATTTGGAAATTTAACTGGAATACCTATGTTGCTTAACACTAGTTTCAACAGTCAAGAGCCGATTGTAGAAACTCCTGAAGACGCTATTGCTACGTTTAACAAGTGTGGATTAGACATATTAGTAATTGGCAATTATATAGTAAGGAAAACAAATGATTGATAGGACTGTTGTAAAATACTATGAAAATATTTTAAAAACATCTAACTCTAACGTTAACTTAGATATTTTATCTACAATATTAAATTGCATCGAACACGATAAAGACAACGAACTTTTGAAAATTATATTAAAATTATCTCATCCGTCTATTGATGATACTTATCTTTTTAATGTAATAAATCTTATTAAAGATATGCCTGAAATAAAAACTGATATTTTAGATTCTGTTAGCAGTAATCAAGTTGCATCAAAATATGCATTGATAGATGCAGTAAACAACTTAAAGATTTTAAATAAGGATTCGGTTGTTGTTATCTGGGGCAGCTGGTATGGCAGTATTCTTATACCAGCACTTACTAATAAAGTTAAAAAAATAATTTGTATAGATATAGATAATAATCCTTTACAAATTGCTAAGAACAGATTATTTAATGAGTACACTAACATTGAATATATTTGTGACAATATTTTTAAAAAATATCGTAATGTTTATATAGAAACAGATTTAATTATTAATCCAAGTTGCGAACATATGAAACCTATGTATGATTGGAAGTGGTTTGACGAAGGTGCTATGAGTCAAGATTCGGGCGATGTATTTAAAACACCTAAACTTTCGAACAATTGTCATTTTGCATTTACATCAAATAATATGTTTGATATCAAAGACCATATTAATTGTGTAAATAATTTAGAAGAGTTTAAAGACCAGTTGCCGTTACGAGCTGAAGTTTTACACGAAGAAGAAGTGACAGATACTAGGGGATCTAGATACTTATTAGTAGGTAAGTTTAATCCTCTAGTGTACTAGTACATCTTACCATATATAGTGTAAATTCTAAATTTGTTTTTAATACATACAACATATTGTATTTTTTTTAGCAAAATATAACTAAAAAATACAATATGTTGTAAAGCAACATAAATTTATTAAAAGATGATTCTTATTCTTCTATATAATGTTTTGATCTGTAACTTCATCTTGTTTTTTTGCAGTTTTGTCCCAAGATGCAAATAATTTTTTATCAGCATCTGTTAGCTCTTTAGGAATATAATATTTTTCTAATTCGGGAAAAACGTCAAATAAGTGAGATTCCCACTTAGTTCCTTTGTAGTATTCGTCAGATTTTAATAGGTATGCAAATACATCCTGTATATCAATATTAGGGTCTGCAGGCATTCTTAATGCAGCTTGTATATCTGGCCAATCTTTATACTTGGGTATTAGGTTGGTTTTTATTTCTATTGGTAAATTACGAACTTGTAAAGCCCCAGGGTTTTCAACAAACGCCCAATTTAGCTGATCGATGCATGGGTTTTCTTTACACCAATCGATTATTTCATAAAATCTCATAACACTAAGGAACGACACTAATCCGTTAAAGTCAACTACTACGTTAGGATGTTTTTTAACTAATTCAATGTTTTCTACTACTTCGTTCCAGTCTGTTCTTCTACGCATATATTCAATAACAGGTCCAATGCCGTCTATTGATGCAACTATTGTTACCCTATCAAAATGTGGAATATATTTAAATATATTATGTTTGCCTGCTTTAGTTTTTGTTAAGTTAGTTTGGTATTTAATTCTTATTTTATCAGCGTGTCCTGTTTTAATTATAGCATCTAACATTTCATAATGTTTTTTCATAATCAAAGGCTCGCCGCCTATTATTTTAATACTTTTTATGTATTGTGCCATTTCAACGATCTGCTCAGTTACTCCGGCAGTTTTATCCTTCATAACTTGTGCGTTTCTTGCATCAACGGCCGGAGACTGTTTGCCAAATATGTTGTCACTCCACACTCCGTTTTTTGCAACTTGCATACGTGTTGTAGAATTATCGTGCATACACATAAAGCAGTCTAAGTTGCATTCCGACCCATAAATTTTTAATTGTACTTCAAATATTCTACCAGCACCTCGCAAGGTAAACTTACCAGTTTCTTTAAATTTTGTTACTTGTCTTTCAATTTTATTCCAAAATACTGCATCATTAGTATGAATCTTCATACAGTTAGTTCTTCTAGATCTTCCATAATTAGCTTCGTCACTACGACACCGTTGACACCATTTGTCTACTGCTTTTAACTTAGAACCCGGTGTGGTCATTTCTCTACGTAGATCATTCATGTATTCACTGTCTTCCATCCACTCTTTTAATGGAACTTCTTCTACGCTTACTCCGGATGGTTCGCCAAAACAACATGCTTGGTACTGTCCGTCTAGTTCTGAATATATTTGTGTGAACGGAATTGTACAAAAGTAAATATCTTTATCCTTTGCTTGCGTTACTATTGATCCTTCTTTGGCAGCAATTTCTTTACCTTCATCGTCTAATTTTTCCCACCAAGCGTCTGTATTTACAAAACCTGGCTCGGACCGATCACCAGGGCCACCTTTTGTTAAATACTCCGGTAAATCAGGTTTTGGTAAGGGATAGTCAAATGCCCATGCCTTTTCATGACACCAGAAGCAAGTGTTACAGGTGTGTTCAAAATTATTAGTTTGTCTAGCTGTTCCTACACAAGACCTTGTTAACGGATATAAAGTTTCCATTAAATTATGGTCTTTAAAAACTCCAGCAACAAATTTTTTATCTACATTAGCGTATACTTGATAGATATTTAACCAGTAGTCTTTAGCATAGGATCTAAAGTTTTCGACTTCAGGGTGTTCTTTATCTCTTCTTCGTTCTGCTTTTTCATAAAATCCTGAAGATAACATTTCATTCGCCGGCGGATTTCTTGTCATACCATCGAGTCTTATTGCACCTGGATGTTTTTTCATTACATTCCAGTTTATTGTATCAACTTGCATAATCTTTGAAACCTGTGTTCTACGCATGCCGTTAAACTGACGGATTTTTTTAATTGCTTTATCAACTTTTCTATGGCTTAGAAAATCCTCAGTTTTATCGTTAAAATCAAATATCTGTGTATTTCTAATATTGTTCTGCGGAAATTCTTTTTGCATCCAGTTAACAATATCAACAGCAGCATCAGCATCTAACGGAGCATTTAGGTCTCTACAGGTTACTGGAATTACTTCTATTTGGGGGAAATATTTACTTACTAGATATAGCAAGGATGCACTGTCGAGCCCTCCTGATAATGAAATTACACATTTTTCTGGAATTTTGTCAGGAAAAAAGTTTATAGTTTGATTATTATATGTAAGTTTCATACTGTATCCTTTGATTATTTTAGTACTTATGTTATAAGTTAACTGCCTATTAAAGACTTGACACGTTGTTTAATGCCCATTTCTTTTCTTGACACCACCAACATTCTCCGCAGTTGCCGATTGGTTCAGTACAGGAATTAGTTTTTTGTAATAAGTCTTGTTCGTTGAAATCGTAATAACATTGAATAATAAATCTTTTATCGATTCCTACAAACGGTGCTTTTGGAGTGTTAGAAAATTTTTCTATTTCTTCCCATAGTTCGTGACCCGGTCTTCTAAAAACTCCCCAACTTCCTCCATCTGATCTTAGATTAAATGACTGTTGTATTTCTGTTGGCGGCCCTAAACATAATGCATTTACTAAGACGTCTATAATTTTATTTTTTGCTAATTTTTCACTAAGTGGACGTATATAACTATTTTTATCTAAGCCTTTTTCTTTAATTCCTTTAGTATTAAATACAACAGAAATTGGCCAATGTAGTTTAACTGTAGGAAATTTATTTTGTAAATATTTTATAATCTCTGGTAAACCTGCAGAATCACCCGAACACCATATATCGTAACCATTAAATGGTTGTATCTGTATATTTAAATTTTTTTCTTTTATTGTGTTTGCTAGAAGAAAGCATAATAGTGTACTATCAGCACCGCCTGACATAGATATGCCAATAGTCTTGTTATTAAATACACTATCGCTTAAAATTTCAACAGTTCCAAATTTATTTTTATATTGCATGTTTTATTGTATCTATTATTGTTTTAATTTCGTTATCAGTTAACCACGCATGTATGGGCAACGATAAAACAGTGTTAGATGCCGCCTTAGACGCTGTACAATTGTCACTGCGTATGGTTGCACTGTTGTACATATTATTTGCGCTCAAAGGTGTTTCGTAGTGTATGCTGGCGTTTAGTGCGTTCTTTACCCGTTTACGAGTGTCCTTGTCCTCAAACCGTATAACATATTTGTGATAATTATTATCTAATCCATTTGTAACCTTAGGAGTTATAACAGGCAAGTTTGCAAAAGCACTATTGTACTGATGTGCAATAGACTGACGCTTGGTTTGATTTTGCTCCATACTTTTCATACGCTGTTCTATAATACGAGCATTGAGAACATACATACGGCTATTATATCCTAGTATATCAAACGTTTTATCTTTACCGTGTCTACGAATCATCTTAAGACGCTTTGCAATATTGCTATCGTCTGTTAGTACAACACCACCGCCGTTAATGCCTGCGATAACTTTATTACTGTTAAAACTGAATATACTGCAATCGCCGATCGTTCCTGCACGTACTCCGTCTAAACTACTACCTAACGCTTGTGCTGCATCTTCGATAAACAGTATGTTGTGTTCCTTACAGAACGCTTGTAGTGCAGTTGTGTCTTCCATAGCACCAAACAAGTGTACATACACGATAGCCTTTACACGGTCGCTGTACATACGCTGTACGCTGTCTAAGCTCATTTGATAAGTATCTAAATTTATATCGCAAAACACAGGAGTAGCACCTACCATATCTACACAACTAGCACTACTGATCCAACTAAAGTCTGTTACTAGTACTTCATCACCTGGACCAATGCCATGTGCTATTAGTGAAAAGTGCAATGCGTCTGTAGCACTGCTCACGCTAACGCAGTGTTTGCGCCCTAGCTTCTCAGCAAAATTGCGCTCAAAATCTTCATTGTTTTCGTAGTTCATTTGACTCATAAATTGGTCAAAGATTTCTAAGTATGTTTGTTTGTTTTCTTGATACTCTCGGTCCCACGCATCATATGCTGTCATTGTAATAGCTCTCTAGTTCTGGATATAATTTAAAAATATCTGTTTTATAATATTCGTCTGATTGTTTAATATAGTTTATAGCTGCTATAAACTTTTTCTTATCTCCCTTCATTGCAAGTGCGTTAACAATAATTGGATAATTACGATACTTCTTACGTAATTTCTTTTTAAGTTTTTTAGGTAAGTGTCTAACATGCAACTCATCAGGATCGTCGACTACAAAACAGAAATATTCTAAATTTTTTCTATCACAAAAATTTTGTAGTTTGTCGTATTTTAATACACTTAATAATGATAATGTTGAAAACACACCCATTTTAACATTTCTATAACTTCTAAGAGTGTTTAGGTTACTAACAATAGTATGCCAGTCTGATCTTCGACGTATATAATCATTATATTTTCCAAATCCGTCAAGCGAAGCACTAATATTTAATTGTCTAAATTTATCAACAAAGTCTAAAATATTATACTTAGTAGTTCCTAGTACTGTTAAATTACTATTCATTTCAAGAATAATGTTTTTTGAGTGACCGCTTTCGACTAGTCTGTTAAGAAAATCAAACTGTTTTTTCATTACAAAGGGCTCGCCGCCTTGTAGCAAAAAAGTATGTATATACGGTGCAAGTTCAACTAGTTCGTCTATAGTGTTGCTTTTAGAAGATTTTATATTATTAGGAGAATCTTGGTCAAATGTTTTTATGTACTTTCTATTATCAAGTTTTTTAAACATTAGTTGTCTAGTAGACGATGCACCTGGTTGACACATATAACAATCGAGATTACATTGATTACCGAAAACTCTTGCTTGTAATACTAAGCATCTTTCTGTAATTGTATATTCCTGCGTAGGATCAAACGAAAGTACTTGATCTATACAAGAAAAGTCTTGGTTAATCTTAATGGTTTCTAGCAATCTTTTGACATGATGCTGTCTGTCAGATTCTCCGTAATTTGCTTCTTGTTCTATACAGCGTCGACATTGACTGTTTAAAACAGGAGTATCAACAATTGTTTCGTCTAGCATTTCAATTCTTGCATCAGTTAACAATTTAGAATTTAACCATTCTTTAGGTGTAGTTGTTGATGTGTTAAGATCGGCGTCTTCACCAATACAACATACTTTGTAATCACCATTTGGATTAGTATATATGTGATCAAACAGTCTAGGACAAAACCAAATAGAGCCGTCTTTAATTTTATTTAATAATGTCTCGCGGTTCATTTATTCTCAGACCCTAACAGTGCATGTTGCCGATTAAATTCTGCCTCCATCTTTTTACGAGGCATCTTATGCCAATCAAGCAAAGATTGGGCTTTATGCCCCCAATATTCTTTTTTTACACGTTCTTGTGTGTGTTTTTTATCTGGAGTAGTTAGCTTAAAGTCTACATTTTTTCTAAGTAACGGACTATCAGGATTAAATCCTCTGTTTGTGTTTACTAATAATAAACTAAAATCTTCTTGCTTTGCAATTTCGATAGCACGATCTACTTCGTGTTCGTTGTATCCAAATATAATATATTGCCAAACAATTACATGACCTAGATCTCTGCCCTGCTTCATTCGTTTCCATACATCGTCAAACTTAGAACCAATGCGATATAGTTCGCTCTTCTCGTCAATTCCATCTACACCAAAATACCAAGCATTTTCACCTACACCGTAACTGTATGCTTCGTCCCACCATGCATCACTCTTGCCACTTCCTACAGTAGCAATACGAACTGCTTTTTGGTTACCGTTACACATTTTTAAAAGATTTAAAAATTTTGGATGATATATGGGATCAGATATTTGTCCACAAAATGTTAATCCGTAATCGTAATAGTCTAGAATTTTTTTAAAGTTATGTTCTTCTAAATCAAAACTACGTTTAATTTGTGCTTGGCTAGATGTTTTTTGTCTAATACATTGCGGACATTTAAAAATACAACGATGAGAAGCATCGATGTTAGGCCTAAACATTCTTTGTTTTTCTACATATTCATCAGTAATCCTTGACATTTGCTTGTCCTATTACTTCTTGTTTTTCTTCTTCCTTTAATTTCTTCATATCTACATCAATGCCGCATTTCTTTTTACACATATAAGATGCATTCTCTGGATCATTTAGTAAAGTTTGAAAAAAGTTCTCCCATTGGTCAGAGACAAATATGTCGTCTAAACAACTATTATTTTCAACGGCTAATACTTCGTCCTTTAGTCCGCACTCAGTTACATACCGATGCACAGGAGGATCGTCCATCCAACAACATGGTAACATATAACCGTCTGATGTATATGCTGCTCCTTTATTGTTTCGATCAAATTGCAAACATTTAGGTTGTATTTTCATAATTGACTATCGCCTTTTTCAACTCTATAGTTATCTTGTGTGCTATCTGGTGTACTTACTTCTATTATAGTACCTTCTTCAACACACATAAGCTGATGCGGCAGCATTGGAGTAATATGCTTAGTGTCGCCGATATTTAATGTTTCTACATTTATAGTTGCAGAAGTTGTGTCAATTGTTTTAAGTATAAAGCTACCACTAAGCACATGCCATGTTTCATCTTTTTCTTTGTGGAGATGCATACTAAATTTAGAACCTTGATTAAAGTTTAATAATTTCCCGCAATATAGATTATTAGAAGCAAATATTTTTTCAGTACCCCAACCCTTTTTAACAATTTCTGTCATTTATATAATCCGTTATTGTAGTCCAGTTCATGTCAACTGTAGAAGATAGCTTGTCTAAGTTAGCACAGGTGTATGCTTGATATTGATTTTTTACCTCTGCTGGTATAGTTATATATCTAATTTTAGCATTATATTTTTTGATAATGGTTTGTGCAACATCTTCAAAACTAGTTGCTGTTCCGGTTCCTACATTGTATATATTACTAAATGTGCTATTAAACATTTTAGTGTGTAACATACACACATCTTCTACACATACAAAGTCTCTTTTATAATTATTACTATTTTCGAATAACGATATAACTCCGTCATATTTTGCTTGATTTATAAATTTAGTATAAGGACTTGCCATATTACCTTTGTGTTCTTCACCAGGGCCGTATACATTAAAGTATCGAAATCCTTGTATAATAATATTACAAGTGTTAATAGTTTTAGATACATACTGATCAAACAAATATTTTGACCAAGCATAAGGACTTTGTGGAGATAGATATCCGTCTTCTGTAAAATGAGTAGTTGTTCCGTATACACTGGCACTTGATGCATATTGAAAATTAGTATTACTCTTCTTACACAATTGTAGAAGATCTACACTAAATTGATAATTTTGTTTCAAAATTTGGTATACATCAGTATAGGTAGTGGAACTAATAGCACCTAAATGTATACACCAGTTATATCCTCGAGTGTCAGGCATAGAATTAGATTTCCATTCCCATCCGTCAACTTCGTGTCCTTGTTCTTTTAAAAATTTAAGAATGTTTGATCCTATAAATCCTTCGTGTCCTGTAACTAGTATTTTCATTTACTTGCTTTTATAATATCTGTTGTTGAATATCCTACTATTGTAGGAACAATATGTACATTAGTTAAGTCGTGTCCGACAACTTGTTCTACTGTATAATCGCCGCCTTTTACAATTACGTACGGCTTTAATTCTTTAATTAATTCGTACGGAGTATCTTCATCAAATACAACTACTTGATCTACCCACGGTAATATCTCTAATTGACTAATACGCTTTGCTTGGTTATTAATAGGACGACTACTGCCCTTTAACCGTTTTACACTAGCATCTGAATTAATACCTACAATTAGTTTAGTGCCGAGTCCTTTTGCTTCTGCTAAGAGCTCAAAATGACCTTTGTGTAGTATATCAAATACTCCGTTAGTAAACACTATACAATCTTCTAAGTCACTTATAGTAAGTGTATATGTGCCTGTATGTTGTACTGCTTGCCTAGAACCTTTAATAGCAATTTCTAAACATTTTTTATAAGCATATTCTTTTGTAAGTCCATATACAAATGCTGCTAAGAAGCAGTCGCCTGCACCTGTAACATCTGATACTTGTAAAGTTTCTACAGGTATGTCATAACTTTCTTTATCAATAATAGCATGTACATTATTTCCAGCATGTGTAACAATAATATTACCTTGCCATAGATCAAAGTCTAATTCTGTAAATTCTTTTTCGTTAGGTTTGACAAGCCAAGCACCTTCGTAAAGAGTATAGTGGTCTTTCGGATCTACTATAACTTTACAACCAAATTTATTAATGTGTTTAATAATGTCATATGATTGAGATAATACACCTTTGGCATAATCGCTTAGTACAACGTAATCGTACTGTTGAAAATCTTTATTAAGTATATCGCCTAATATTTCATCACCATTTGCGTGATAGTCGTTATCTATACGTGTGACGTAATGCCCATCACACATCACACGAGTCTTTACACTCTTTGGTTGATCATATTCATATAGTTCAACATCAACACCTAAACTTTTAAGATTGTTGTATACTAGTCCTGCACCGCCTAGTGATTCTTTTTCTTCCTTATATGTTACAACAGGCACTGGTGCTTCAGGACTTATACGAGTACTAGTACCGTATATGTATTTGTCAATTATTATATCACCGAGGACTAATACTTTTATCATTTTAGTTCTTTTACAGCACCTAAAATTGCAGTTATGTCCGGTTCTTTGATATCACGCTTCCAATATATAGTTCCACCGTCTGTTCCCGGATCTTTCCGTTCATAAATTACATCCTTGCCATAATACTTGCACTCTTGAAATATACGAGGAGCAGGATCAAAAGTTTCTTTAGTATATACATAAGTTTCAAATAAGCTCATAAGATTTTCCACAGGTACAAATATATTATTATGCTTTACATTAACATACTTTGCGTCATATGTCAAGATACCGTGATCCGGATATTGATCAATAACTTTTTCAACACTAGCATAGTATTTGTCATTTGTACCAAGAAATAAATGCTTAAACTGTATGTTATCTTTGTAAGGCTTGTATATGCTAAAGTTAATAGTCTTTTCGAAGTGAGCACCTACACCATTAGGGTATACGTCTGTATCGCATAGATCTACTATTTGTTTAGGATTGTAAAATTCAACAGCCTTAGGATAACCGTCTACATGATTTTCTGAATATACACTAATAACATCTCCGTCAAACAAGCGATATAATATACGTTTTTGTACGTCAGTATAATCATTAAAACTCTGCCAACTAAGTGTCATCATACTACGCCCCATAATAAGTGTAGTATCATTTAGTGCCGGAACATAATCGTCGATAAGAATATTATGACAATGTATATATTTGTTTTTAATTGAAGTTAGATACTCATCTTTAGTAAAGTTACGATGTGTTATAACAACAACCTGTGCAGGATAACCAGCATTATTAAGCATGTCACAGTATTCATAACTGTAATAGAATAGGCCGTCTACCGGTTTGCTTGTAACTACAATATTAATCATTATGCAATTACTTATAAACCAGTATTATACTAAGACAATACTTTTGGCTTATAAGTAATACATAAGCGAGGAAAAAATATGATTGAATATTTAACATTAGCTGGTTACGGAGATTTTATAGAAACTTCGATTCGGATAGAAGATCCAGTATCTGTAGTGGAATGGACTGAAAATAATTTTGAGTATGTGCAATATAATCCGCATAGAAAAATTAATAGATGGGGATTAAGTATAACTAGCTTAGATGGCGGAGTGTCTGGAAAACCAGACCTTGATTCTTTTTACGCTACAGATCCTAATACCATGCCTACGGAGATGGATATTAATGTTCCTACTCCAGTTTATGAACATCCTGAAATTAAAAAATTATGCGAACACTTTCAACCTTTTGTTGGCAGATCGCACTTTTTAAAGATACCACCAGGCGGATATTTCCCTCCGCATAGAGATTATAAAAGTGCTGAATTAGAATCATTTAGAATTATTGTACCTATGTTAGACTTTGACTATCCTAGATTTACGTTTATTCTTGAAGATAAAGTATTGCCTTGGAATGCAGGAAGTGCATATTTCTTAAACACTGCAAAAGCACATCACTTATTTAATTGTGGTGACCACGATAGTTATTGGATAGTACTTAATATACAAACAACTAAAGAATCAATTATGAGAGTTATTGAACATATGGCTATTAGATGACATACTATACTGAAGAACTTACTAAAGTTACACCGGCACTAGAAGACTTTATTGCACAATGTACATTATTTGGATATAAAAATAATAGTAGTCTAAAAGAATTACGGTGGGACTGGTGTTTAGAAGGAGGTATGTGGTATGCTACATATACTAGAAACACAATAGTAAGTCTTACAGGCATTCATCCTTTTAAAGATGGGTACAGGGCTCTTTATAGAGGAGCGCAATTATGGGCAAGACCTATGAAGGGACTAAATAGATATCAAATGCAGAGTTGGGGTATATATGATCATCTTCCCTTACAAATAGAATTTGCAAAAGGAAAGACTCTTTATATAACAACTAATATTAATAAAGATAACAGCGGAAGAATGAATAGGATACATAAGAGCTTTACTGCTATGGAAAAAGGCGGCATGGTATCGTATGTTGGTGATGAACAGATTTTTAATGCTATGCAGAGTGTATGGAAATTAAATAATGAAAGATATTTTGAATTGAGAGAAAAATATGTATAATGTAATAGGTAGTGGAACAGCGGCTTGGATAGCATGTTTATATTTGTTGAAAGCCGACAAACAAGTTACATTATTTAGAGATCCAAATACTGTTGTACGGAAAATAGGCGAATCAACTGTCCCTACAATTAATGAAATACCTAAATTAATTGGTATGTCAGATCAAGAGTTTTTAAACAAAGTGAACGGTTATTTTAAATACGGAACATTATTTTCTGGTTGGAAAGATAATAACAGTTGGCTTTACTATTCTGCAAATGAACCCAAAGCATTAGAAACTGACAGACATCAAACTTATGCTTACCATATAGATGCTCCTGGATTTTGTCAGGTATTACAAAAATGGTGTGAGCAACAAGATAATTTTAAAATTGTAAATACACAGTTTACAATAGATCAATATGATAAGGAAGAATTTTACATTGATGCTACAGGACAAAACGGTGTGCTTTCTGATCAAGTAGGATTAGTACATAATAAAAGTGACTTCCTTATAAATGACTATGCAGTAATTGGAAATGCTCCTAGTAAATACATTCCTTATACAAAGTCGCAAGCTCTAAGTAACGGTTGGCTATGGAGTATAAGTTTGCAAACAAGATTAAGTTATGGATATGTTTTTAGTTCAAAGTATATTTCTATAAACAATGCAATAAAAGAATTTGAAAACACAACAGGTGTTAAGCATGAAAATGTAATTAAATTTGAAACTAGAATACCAGAGCAAGCCTGGAAGGAAAATGTTTTATTCTTAGGTCTAAGTGCTGGATTTATAGAACCTTTAAATGCCACTGCAAACTTTGCGGCGCAAAGCGGAATCAAAAATTTTCTTTTGCTAGAAGATAAACCTGATGCATATAACAGATTAATTAATAAAACATATACCGGAATACATAAATGGATAAAAGCATTGTATTCATGCAATACTAGAAAAGGAGAGTATTGGGATTATTATAAAGACAATAGAGAAGATGCTGTAAATGATATATATTTTTACAGTGAGAACGGACACCAAGGGCTTATGGGTAAACATAGTTGGAATTTATTAAAGGATCACATGTTATGATAGAATGGAATCATCTTAAAAAAGTTCAATCTAATTATTTTAAACATTTCTTTTATGCTATGTACTTTAACATACTAGCCCTGTTAGTCTTTATAACTGGCACAATACATGCTATATTTCCTTTTTTATTTGCTTTTACACCATATAAATTAGCCAAGAAGATTACTGATGGAACTGAAAAACATTTTAAAAAACGGGACTAGTATACGTTCTAGTGGTACAACAGGCACCGCAAAAGCAATCTTTCAAAGTCCTACAAAAATAAAACATGCAAATCGTATTGCATGTGATGTACAAAAAATTACTAAGAATAGTAAAATTTACACAGTTTGCAATTTAGATCACGCAGGTGGCTTACTTGCACAGACATTGCCAGGATACGAAATAGGTGCAGATGTCTATATAGAAAATTTTAATGCTTATAGATGGGTAAGTCGTATTAAAGACTTTACGCATTCACATCTTACACCAGGGATGGCATTGGCTATAAGCAAAACTAAAGGTTGGAATAATTTAGATTTACAAGACAAGATTATTGTATGTGGTAGCGACAAAGTTCCTGCAGAGTGTATTAATAGATATTTAGATAAAGGAGCAACATTTATTGCAAATTGGGGTATGAGTGAAATTGGTCCTATTGCAATAAACAAAACTTTTACTTCGGAAGGTCCTTTAGTACATGATTTGCCCGGACATACTATTATGGGCGACACTGCGTTTTGTGAAACAAAAATAATTAGACATGAGTTATATGTTAAAGGTGATATCTGTGTATATGACGATTGGTTTGCCACAGGCGATATAGTAAAAAAAGTAGATGGAGAATATTGGTATTATGGCCGAAAATAATTGTATCTTAATTAACTTCCCACAAGGAGCCGGCGGACATATGTTAGGTCGTATGCTTGCTAGTTGTGATAATATTGCATGGTATGACCATGAACAAAATGGAGAATATCCTTGGATGCCTTATTGCTCACCTGGTGACGATAAATTTAGTAAAATGCATTTTAATAAACGTTTTAAAGGTGCATCAGAAAAAGGCGCAGATAAAAATCGTATTCCTCCTATTTTGCGTACAGCTGAACAACGTGATATCACTACTACATCACAAGACATTGCAGAATGGAAGCAAAGGCTAAGTCCTAAAAACTTTATATATACAAATCATGAACTACTAGACGATACAAAAAAATTATTTAATCCTGCCAAGTATATAGTTGTTATACCAGAAGATATTGATTTGCTTATTGAACGTTGGATGCGTAGTAGTTATTATTACTATTTTGACCCAGCACGTAAAGACTATCTGTCAGGAGATTTATATAGAGATAAAGCCAAAGAGCAAGGCATCACTATGAAACAAGCACTACGTAATGATTTTGAAGTGCAGTTGTCTAATTATAAAGAATATGTAACAGACGATGATATTATTGTAAATGAAGTGAATGATATACTAGATTATGATTACTTCTCAGCAGTATGCAAAAAATTAGAACTTGTAGTTAACAAAAATAACTATTTAAAAGTAAAAGAGTTATTTAAAAACAAATCACATCTTTAGTATTTCAAAATAAAAACGTTGTCTATCTTTTTTATATTGTTCTAACTTGCAGTTGTATTCTTTTGCGAGAGCATATGCAAATTCAAAACTCCACGGAAATATATCTACGTAAGGACCTTTAGGCCAAAGTATTCCTGGATTAACTCTGAAATACATTCTTCCACCTACGTCTAGTAATGAATGTAACTTTTTAAAACGAGTGCGTATATCCGCTTCATCGCCAAAGTTCAAACTACCAAATACAATCATATGATCATACTTTTCATCTACATTAAAGTCTAAAATATCTACCATGTAGTCTGCATTTTCGTTATATGGATCAATTCCTGTTAAATTTTTAATACGTGGTTTAAATTGATTATACCCACAACCAAAGTCTAGAACATTTTTTGGATTTCGTTCATTTATTCTATCAACAATACTCCAGCCACTAAACGTATGATCATCTGTGTTTGGTTTCCAAATTTCGCCAAAGAATCGCTTCATATAAATTTTATCTAATGATTGTACAAAATGTTCAACAGTTCCAGATAGTTGTAAATGTTCTATATCTAACTCGTTCATAATTGCTTGTGCAAATTTTTCTCTACGTACAGGAGTGAACGGAAGATCATCTAATATACTAAGCTGGTTTAATTCTAGTCCGTCATATTTAGGTAGACTAAAGCTATCTTTTAAATTTTGCATGACTAACGAAAAAATTCGTGTATTCATAATTTTTTTCACTTTCTATTAAAAAAATACCACTTTTTTCTAAAAAAGTGTTTCTTTCATATAATTAATTATGTAACAAGGAAAAATTATGGCTTCATTATTGGCATTACTAGCAGGTACGTTTTACGGTTTAATTATTGGCATATTGCCTGGCGCAGGTGCTACTACAGGATTAATATTTGTGTTTTCATTTATTACACTGTTTCCTGATCCGTATCTAGCAGTAATATTTGTAATGGCAGTTGTCGCTGCTAGTACAACAGGAGATACTTACACAGGTGTGTTGCTAGGAATACCTGGTGCTAATAGTGCGGCTGCTACAATGATAGATGGATTTCCGTTAGCATTACAAGGACAAGCAACATATGCAATTAGTTCTGCTGTTACTACAAGCACACTTAATGGATTATTATGGGGTTCACTTACATTCTTTTTGTTGCCTTATTATACACAATTGATAATGGTGTTTGGTGTACCAGAGCTTTGGGCATTCACAATGTTAGCAATGGTATGTGTTACATTTGTTACAAACAAATTTTGGTTTAGAAGTATGATTGCTTTGAGTTTAGGTTTGTTTGTAGGACTGATAGGTGTAGATCCAAGCACAAATGCAGATAGATGGACAGGTGGTTGGGAATACCTAGGTGATGGTGTACAACTTATGCCGTTAGTTGCTGGCTTATTTGCTATACCAGAATTAATTGACGGATTAAAACAACGTACTAACACTAGCATGCCAGAATTAGCAAATGGTGTACAGACTAAGCAAGGTATAATGGCTGTATGGCACAACAAGTGGGACGCACTACGTGGCGGATTTATAGGAGCATTTATAGGGCTTTTGCCTGGACTAGGTGGCGCAGTTGCAGACTGGATGGCATACAGTTCAACAGTTGCAAGTCATCCTAAAGAAAGATTTGGTAACGGAAATATTAAAGGTGTCATAGGCCCAGAAGGTGCTAACAACGCACAAAAGGCAACAAGTATGATTCCTACAGTTTTATTTGGAATACCAGGAGCAAGTTTTGCCGCTATTGTAATAGGACTATTTGCATACTTAGACTTTGAATTAGGTACCTTAGAGCTTGCAATGGACACAAAGTTCTTTGATAGTATGTTATATGGCTTTATGCTTGCAACAGTGCTTGTAGGCGCTATATGCTTGTTTACGACACCACTTATAGCACGAATTGCACAAATACCCTACAAATACTACTTTCCAGTATTGTTGGGCTTTATTGTGCTTGCATGTGTACAATACACAGGCGGTTGGGAAGATTACTTTATACTAGTAGTATGTAGTATCGTAGGACTACTAGCAAAGAAATACAAATTTAGCAGACCTGCACTGCTATTTGCTTTTATTCTAGCAGATAGAATAGAAGCCTTAACGGTACAAATGGCAGGACTTTATACAGTTGAAAAACTGTTACACAAACCAATATTCCTCGGCTTATGTGTTGCAATAGGTGTAACATTGCTATGGGGGCTAACATCAAAAAGGAAAATAGATTATGCGTAAATTAATATTAGGACTTGTGTTTGCTATGGTAACTTCTGTAGCACATGCAGATTATACAATGATAGTACCACAGAAACCAGGAGGCGGCACAAGCGTCTGGGCAGAAATTGTTGCTAAAGAATTAGAAAAATATCTAGGTGAAGATATCAACATTAAGCACATTCCAGGTGCAAGAGACATTCCAGGATTTAATGCTTGGCACAATGAAATGCGTAATGACGATAAAGTTATTATGGTATCACATGGCGGCAATGGCGTTGCATTCTTACAAGAAGAAGTTGACTATAACTACGGTGAATATGAATCAGTAGGACTTATGAACTTAAATATTATTGCAGGAAAGCGTATCGGTGAAGATATGAATAGTCCAAGTTTTGCGGCAGGTAGCGGACAGACACCTGAAGCATATGCAATGACAATGCTTATCTGTGGTCCACAAACGTCTATGGATGCATATGTAAAATGCTTTAAAGATAATGTGCAATGGGTAAAAGGTATGAGTGGAAGTGAAAGACGTCTTGCATTTAGACGTGGTGAACTTACTGGTACAAGAGAAAATCCAGCAGCATACAAAAAGCATGTAGCACCGGACGACAATGCAGAAATTTGGTTTCATCATGGAATACTACAAGAAAACGGAACACATGCTGACGATCCAAACTATCCTGGTTTCCAGTTTGAAAAGTTATATGAAAATCGTTGGGGTGTAGCACCAAGCGGTGAATTTTATGATGCTTACAAACTAGTAAAATCATTTAGAGATGGTATGCAAAAAGCATTATGGGTTAACAGAGGTAATCCTAATGCTGAGAAGCTACAAGCTGCATTAACTGAAATGTCTTTGAATGCAGAAAGCAGAGCAATCATAGAAAAGAAGGTTGGTAAATACGAATGGAAGATTGGCGCAGAAGGCAATGCACATAGAGATACACTTATGAGTTTTGTTACTGTATCAGCTTTAGAAGACCTTGTGTACTTTAATACAAACGCTTTAGGTCTTGCAAGTGTATTTAAAATGGAACTAGCATCTAAATGAAAATTGTTATTTCACATGGTAGCGGGGGAATTGGCTCTGCTGAAACCTTCGCCCGTGACTTTTTTGAAAGTAAAGGATATGATGTACATCTTATAGATTATTTTACTCCGCATGGCATCGACCGAATAAGATGGAGCGAAAAAGAGCCTGATAATTACGATGTTACTTTTAAGGAAATGTTTAACGTAGATTTTCCTAAAGGTGATTTAGTACATATAGGGTTTAGTCTTGGTGCTTTTCTAGGCATTGTTAATCATGCAAAGTTTGTTAAAAATTATTTGTTTTACCCCGGAGTACTGGGAATAACACAAGAGATGTTAGATGTAGATTATAGTAATGCAAGTGTAATCTTATGTGGTAATGATAAAGGAAAATACAAATATGAAAAATTTAAAAGTCTTTTAAAAAAACCGCCACTGACTGAATATATGCTTCCTTACACACATCATGCATTTATGATTGAAGATATTGATTTTGAATTTAACATGGTACGCTATAATACAACGGGTAATATAATGAGTTCAGATGAGTTTTCTCAATTAAAGCCTAACCATAAATATCTTAGCGAACGATATGGTCATACTACTTCTCCTACACATTTATTGTTTGATAAAGAATTAAGATGGCAATATTTAAATCATATAGAAGAAGATATCAATGAAACCTTTCTTAGTGTTCGAAAACGGAACAACATATACTAAATCTCAGTTTGATAAAGCTGCTAAAAAATATGCCAAGCAATTAAAAAAAGCTGGTTATGACAAAACATGTCGTATTGGAGTTTTTAGTAATACTGAGAATGTATTTAAAATTTTTGGGGCTATGCAAGTGTGTAGCCCTGTTATTATAGACCATACTATGACCGAGCATGAGCTTAGTTACTACAATATAGATATATGGAACGATATACTTCCACAGCCGCGATACAATCAATGTAACACAGATGAAGTTGTAGGTATATGTAGCAGCGGCAGTACTGAGAAACATCGTATAATACCAATTACTGAAGATCAATACTACCGAGATGGATTAGATAATAATATACAAATTCATGGTAACATTACAGAAAATGACAGCACTATAAATGTTATACCATTATGGGTTTGTATAGGCTTTCAAACATTTGCACTATGTTATAAAACAGGAGCAACATACTATATTTTAGATGATCCGTGGAAATTTTGGCCTAGTGTAAATCCTACATTTATTATAGGAAGTCCAAATGTGCTACGTGGAATGATGTCTCCTAATGTGCTTTATGAAAACATGACTATACGCCATATAAGGACCGTTGGCGCACCTATGTATAAAGACTTTAAAATAGAAGCACAAAAGTTTTTCAATTGTATTACTACAGACAGTTACGGAGTAAATGAAATAGGCACTATTAGTATAATGCATTATCCGCAAAAGTACAACAGTGTAGGTTACGTTTTAGATAATATCGACTGTAAAGTAATCGATAATGAAATAATTGTAAATAATTTTGCAACAGGAGATCTAGGACATATAGATGAAGATGGATTTCTTTTTATAACAGGTAGAAAAAAAGAAACAATTATAAATGGCGGCTGGAAAATTATGCCTTATGAAGTAGAACAAGCATTGTTAGATTCAGGAGCATCTGATGTAGTTGTGTTTGGGTATGATACTGTGTATGCAGAAGTAGTGGGTAAAATTGATTTAGACTTACTAAAGTCAAAAATAGCTAGATATAAAATTCCTGAAAAAATATTTTATGTTGAAAGTATTAAACGAAAAGGCCAAGGTAAGATTAACAGGAAGAATTTATTAGATGAATATAAACAAAATAGAAAAATATGACTGGTATGAAGATTATATAGTGCATTGGCGCCCTACCAATATGTGTAATTATGATTGTAGTTATTGCGAGCCTTCTAATCATCACGCAATCGACAAGCGAAAATTACCAAATGTAGAAGACTTAATTGCTGCTGCTAAAAAGATAAGAGATAGTGTTCCTGCAGATAAAAGTGTGTTAGTTTATATTACAGGCGGCGAGCCATTCTTGATCAAAGATGTACATAAGTGGTTTAACTGGATGGGTGAAAATAATATTAGAGTGGGCATTTTTACAAACGGAAGTTTGCCATTAAAAATATATGATATGAGCAAAGAGTCATTTAAAAACATTAATATCAAAATAAGTTTTCATCCTGAGTTTGCCGAAATTGATAGAGTTGTTGAGTTTGTTAATATGATTAAAGAAAACAACGGCAACGTAGAAATCCGTGCAATGATGGCAGCAGGATTATTTCATAAAGTAGATGAATTAGAAGAAAAGTTGCTCAATACTCCTATTGTAAGATTGCCTGTATTTCCGTTATATAATAAAACAACACAGGAAGTCAATCCTACTTATTCTTCGAGTAGATTTTTAGAAGGGTACAAGCAAAAAATGGATGACGGGCAGCTAGGGTATTATACTAAAGATGAGTTAGATACACTTGAAAACTTAGAACAGGATGAACCTACTTATTTAAGTTGTACTGTAAATAATGACATTGAAACTAATGCTGTTAATTTTGTAACAGAAAGAACAAACAAGTTTAAAGGCTGGACATGCGGTATTGTTAATAAAAAAATATTAATAGAAGCTAACGGAAATGTAAAGTATGGAACTTGTGCTGCCACAGGTATCATTGGTAACATATTTGAAAAAGAAATAGATCTATTTAAAGAGGAATGGACTATTTGCGGTAAAGAAGTTTGTAGTACTCTTGATGAAATAATGGTTACTAAGTTTAAGGTGTAGCAGCAGTACCGTCGTCTAAATTAATCCAAGCGCCGCCTTGACGTCCTTCAAATTTATCATTAGTACTATTGTAAATAACCATTCCGTTTACAGGTGTTAGTGCATCACGTTCTGTAGATGTTAATGATCCAAACTGAACAAATCCGTCAATCTTAGCATTACCGTTATTGACATGAAGTTTTTCATCTGGTCTCGGAGTACCGATACCTAGCTTCCCTGCACTATTAAATGTCATAATATTAGCAAGACTACCTGCATTATTTGCAGTAATAAACACTACTCTTCCTGGAACAACTCCTGTTGCAACAGTTTGATCAAGATCAACTGAAACTCTTACAAGACCAGCTTCTGAATAATCTGTACCGTCATATCCTAACCCGCGCATTTCAGCTAAATGGGTACCAGTCGTAGAGCCAGCTACTGCTGTCGGTGATTCGACAGTTCCGTCACTTGTATTAAATTCTATTCTTGGTCCGGTAACACCAGAATTTGTATTACCTGTTAATGTAGCCATTACATTATCGTTTGTAGTAACGTCTAGCTTGTCTGTTGAATTTATTTTACCAACAATACTATTTGCAACACCATCTACAAGTACAGTTGAATCATCGCCAAACACACTTCCAGTTACGTCACCGTTTACAGTACCAGTATGAGCACCGTCACTGTTACCTATTAGGTTACCTGTTACGTTACCTACTACGTTACCTGATATAGTCCCAGTAGCAGTTATATCTGCTGTAATAAGTGTAGTACAGTTTATAGTTGCTGCCCATACTTCACTCCATTTTCTACTAGATAAACCTAAATTGTGTGTAGCAGTTACCGCTGGGTTAACATTTGTAGCGATATTTTCTAAATCAAGTGGAGTTGCAGGTCTAAATACAAGATCCGAACCTGCTATTAATGTTTGACCTTCTGTTGGCGGAGTAGATAGGTCAACATTTGATATGTCGTTTAAATCTAAAGTCCTTGCTTTCCAACTAGATGAACCACTATCGTATTGTAAAAAATCATTATCTAATACACCAAGCGATAAATCAATATCAGTAATATTTGCAAATACTGGAGCAGGTACAGCTTCGTTAATCCAACTATTAGAACCAGGGTTCCATACAAGTGTTTGACCTGCTGTTGGACTAGTTGTAGTAACATCTGTTAAATCGTTGACACTTGCGTTTAATATAAACTCGCCAGTTGTGTTATCATATTGTAAACCAACACCTGCACTTAAATCTGTTAAGGCTATTCCGCCTCCGCCTCCACCACCTTGTGCTGCTAGTGCCTGCCATTTACCGGCAGTTGAATTCCATGTAAGAACCTGGTTATTCTGTGGATTTGTTGCATCAACATCAGATAATAGTGATAAAGACTGATCTGATGCTGTCCAAGTACTTGTGCCGTTATTCCACTTTAAGACTTGGCCGTCAGTTGCACTTGCTTGTGCTAATGCCGATGTAGTAATTCTTGATGTTGCTGAATCTATAAGAATAGTACTATCGTCGCCTACTATGTCTGCATTTACACTTACAGCATTAAACTCACCGTCGATATTAATGTTAGTAGTATATAGGTTTTTAAAACGCTTATTAGCATTACCTAGTATATAGGCATTGTTATTTGTAGGTATTAAATTACTACCTAGTCCAGTACCTTCTCCTGATTGCAAACTTAAACTTGTAGCGTCAACTCCGCCTTGAATATTAATTGACCCTGTTCCGTTAATAGTAAAACTATTAAGCGACAAGTTTCCTCCTAGTTCGGGGGATGTATCCTCAACAATATTATCTATACCCAAGAACGGATCACCAGTAACTGGAAGACCTCCTGCATTTATACCGTCTCCAATATAAAGTTTCTTAGTGTCAGTTGTATATATCAGTTCACCCTGATCAGGTGTAATGGTTTGTCTATCAGCATTTGTACCACGGCGTACTCTTAGCGGCATGTTTATCTCCTAAAGAATAATTCTTACTATGTATTTATCAAAGTGTTATCAGAACCTTATTTTCCTTTCTTAAGAAAAAACTTTGTTCTTCTAGTAATATCGTGCTTTACTTTTTCAACGTTAAGTCTAAAGTCGATATTATCAATATAATCATTATATTCTTCAAGTAACGATTCAATTTCGGATTCTAAATTAGCCGCAGATGGCTTTTCTAGACTTTTTTGTATATCTACTTCCCATATTTTACCGTCAGTAAATAAGATTCGCATACTATGGAGATACTCTAGTGGAACTACTGAAACATCCACATCATTGAGTACCTCCGGCCAATGGTCGATTACGTCTTGCGGAAGTTTATTCTGCTTGCTCACTCTTTTGACGCTTCTTAGTTGGCACTAGCTCTTCTGCTTTTCTTCTAAGTTCAGCAGCTTCTTTATATAGAGCATTAGCTTGTGATCTATATCCTTTGGCTATATCTTCGTCAGTAAGAGCTGATTCAGTAGTTGCCGAATCATTGATGTATACATCTTCTGCAGGCTTTGTGTCTTCGGGGGTTGTTGCAGTGCCACCTGCTAATTCAGCAATAGTTACACCTTTTTGATCAGCAATCATCTGATTTAATTCTGCTAAATTAATTACTTGTTTATTATCTGGCGTCATTTCTATATTTTTAGTAGGTTGTTTTGATAGTTTACCAAATTTATGGAACGCTTTTAACATATTACGTCCGTCGGGTAGTGTTGCTCTGTCCATTGCATCAGCAAGTTCTTCAGCTGACTGTCCGGCGTTTGATTCAATGCAACGCATTAGTGCGTCATGTTCGTCTGCCGATAGTGACTCTGTGGACACTACCAGGCAACTTTCTGCGTCACCTGGCAATGTTCTAAAAGCAACTCCGACCTTTTTTCGTGTAGAAGCAATTCTACCTACGTGCTTTAAGGCCATTTTATTAAGTTCCTGTTTCTGTGCCTTCTGCTGGCTCTTCACCTTCAGGGGCTTGTGATTGTTGTGCTTGTACTGCAAGCAAGAAGTTGTTTAGGCGTGTATATGTTTTGCCTACAGCTTCCATTTCAGTTGGGCGGAATGCGCCTCTTGCACTAGCAACATCAATAATTTGTTTTAGTGCATTTAAATCACCGATACTTAGATCAGTGTTTTGTTCACCTTGTGCTTCTTGAGCATTTTGTGCTAATTCTTCGGCTACAGCTGGATCAGCAGTTGCTTGTGTTTCAGTAGTTTCAGACATATTATGTATTCTCCTTTGTTTACTAATAATATATATCTACAATTAATTAATTGTATTTTAAAAGTGGACAAGCTAATAAAAAATAACTTGCCTCTTTTTCGTTTTCGAACCCTATTTGAACAACTGTTTCAATTTTGTTCGTAGTAGTTGAAATATTTACACTCTTACATATAGCGTATCTTCCTTTTAGTTTGCTATTAATCCATTTGTCAACAGCATTAATTGTATTATACTTATATTCAATATTAACTTTTTCAAAATATTCTGGTATAACAGGAAGTTTTCGAGTACCAAGTAGGTTGTGTGGGTTAGGCCGCATTGTCATAATGTGCCGTTACACCAAACGGTGCTTCTAAGTTCTTTTGATGATTACTATGAATAACAAATACTGTGTCACAGTATTCTGGATCGCCCCATGAATCCCATGCATAACCGTCTGTAAACATTAAGAACTTCTTAGGTTGAATGTCATTTTCTTTCATATAAGTCCAATTGACCATAAAGTCAGTGCCGCCACCGCCCATAACTTGATATTCTGTTAAGTCTTCGCCACCGTCGGCACTAAAATCTGCTTCGTTATAGACTTTTGTATCAAAGCACCATAACTTAATTTTATAGTCTTTGTATTCGTCCATAATACCTTTAACTTCGCTTAGAAAGTCTGTAGCCTGATCATTACCTATTGACCCGCTCATATCAATACAAATACATAAATCGATAGTTTGATCAAAATTCATTCCTGGTAAAACTGCACCAGTGTGCCAACCTTTACGTGAAGGACGTATAAATGTATAGTCACTTCGAATTGTTGACTGAATTTGCTGACGTAAAATTTCACGCCAGTTCATTTTAGGCTCAGTAAGCTCTTTAATCATACGAGCAATTTCGCCCGGAATATTACCTGCGCCTGAACTTTGTGCCGCAGAAATCATTCCCTCTTTTATTTCGTCACGTATTTTACGTAATTCTTCTTTAGAATATTTCGGAGGTCCGCCTTTACCTTTGCTTTTGCCTGGAGTATTACTGTCACCACTGTCACCGTCGCCATCACTTTCCCAGTCAACATGTTCGTCTAACAGTTCACCTAGTTGTTTTAGTTCTTCCTCGTCGTACTTGCCAAAGATGTCATCGTATACTTCTTCTGACGTCCAACCTTCATATTTAAAGTCTTGAAAGCAATCAATAAAGGTAGGTTTATCACCAATACGATCTCTTACTAGTAGGTTGTTTACAATATAGTCAGCGGCAATATTGTAAATTTGTGGGTCTCTATCGTCTCGGCGTGCTAAGTGATCAAATACACAATGCAGAATTTCGTGTGCAATAACAAACTCGACTTCTTTGTTTGACATTGCATTAAAGAACTGCGTATTGTAATATAAGTTACGTCCGTCGACAGCGGCAGTAGGACACCAGTCGTCTGCTTCTTTAATAATTAAACGTGTTGCCATATTACCAAAGAAAGGATGGCGAAGTAGTAATCCTACACGAGCAATAATAATACGATCTAATACTTCAACTCGCATTTCTTCTAATGCTTTTGGAGTAATATCAGGGTCCGGAGCCCAATTCTTTTTACCTTCTAAGTTGTATAGTACATCTGAATTAAAAAAATCTAAAGGCATAACCTTCTCCTTATGCTGATTGCGCCGCAGTAATATACTTACCATACCGTTCATGGAATTCATCAAAGCATTCTACTTCGTCTGGATCAATTGGAAGACTATATTGTGTAAGTGCAAGTTTGATACCCATAACAACTAACTCTGTGTCAAAGTTATCCATACTAAAACGCAGGAAGTTATTTACTTTGTCGTCAAACTTTTTATCGTTTTTATTACATGCTTCTCTAAGTTCGTAACATAGTGATACAGTCAACGAATACATAGCACTGATTTCTTTGTTTTGTAAGTCTTTTACTTTACCTGCTAAGATGTCAGTTGGGTTAGGCATTTTAGATGCAATTTTTCGGTGCGCCATAAACTTAACAGCAAGACCTTCGCCTACTGATCCGCTTACAAGATCTGTTGTAGTTTCTTCATCTTCACCGTCTTCTAACAGTTCTGATACAAATGACCACGAACGAGGTGTTGCAAACGAACGACTAGGTGACTTAGGATCAAAATCATATAAGTCTTTTTTAGCAAATGTCAAATAACCTACAACGTCTTTATGTTGATTATTTTCTGGTGCAACTGCCCATTCAAACCAATCATCAAAAGATACAGTAAGTTCTAAGTGTACAAAGCGGTTAGCCAACGGAGCGGGCATACGATATGTAACACCTTTGTCTGCTTCTCGGTTACCAGCCGCAATAATAATAACATTGTCAGGTAGTTTATATGTACCTACTCGGCGATTAAGAATTAACTGATATGCTGCCGCTTGTACAGCAGGCGCCGCTGAGTTCATTTCGTCTAAGAACAATACAATATTATCAAATTGCTCTGCCATTTCTTGTGTAGGCAATTCAATTGGTGGCGCCCATTTCATTGTATTATCGTTGGCAGCATAATAAGGCATACCCTTGATATCTGTCGGATCCCATAATGATAGTCGAATATCGATTAAATGCGAATTAGATAATGAGTTGGTTACTTGCCCTACAATGTCCGATTTACCAATACCTGGAGGTCCCCAAAGGAAGATTGGACGTTTTTTCTTCATAGCACGTAGAATACTACGTTTTGCTTTATTTGGAGTTACTGTACGTGTTGCAATATTTTCCATTACTTATGCCCTTTGCTGTGTTGCTATACTACTAATATAGTACATATTGAGTCAAAAGTCAACCGCTTTTGGTAAATTTTTCCATAGTTTTTGTCAATCCGTATCTATTAATATCGCCTGAGAAAAGTGTTAGTTCAACGGCTTTTCTTTCGTTTGTAACATAGATACTATACGGAGTAAGATAATACGGGCTATCAATAAACTGGTCTAAGAATATAATAGCATGAACAGTTAAGTTAGTGTCTTTAGGAAACGGAACTTCGTATACAGTAATTTCTAATTCGTTTAACATTTGAAAACCTTCATCGGTTAAACGTAATCCGCCAACATCTTTGTTTCGAGTGTTTTTCCACCACTTTGGAATGTGCTGTTTTACGGACACTTCATTAGTACTCTTACCTTGTTGATGCAAAAAAACCTTTGTATATTTTTGCTTAGGATTCATTATTAAACTTTTTCACCTTGCGTTAGTTTATAAACAGAGAAGTCTGTACAATTAAATAAACGATTTAATCGTTTTTGTAAATTTAGTGCATGTCCTGGATTAGAAAAACTTACTTTTTTATACTTAGGTCCTGGGTAGTTTGTGATTACGTTTAGTGTCTTTAAATTAAAAGGTTTTCCTTTATAAAAGACTGCCCAGATTGCATCAGCTTCGAGAACTTGCTCGCTTTTATAGGTAGTCTTTTCTATTTTTTCTAATAAAACAGTAGGCTTAGGTCTACTCATATGCGTTCCTTTGTAGTTATATACGCATATATTTAGCTAAAAAATTTAGAAATTTTCGCCTTGCATTACAATACTAATAACTTCTTCTGCATTTTTATCTTTAATAAGTAGTTCTTCTAGATCACCGTTTAGTCTAGTCATTACTTCAGCTAGTGTAAATGCAACTTTTTTAGCAGTCTGTATATCTAATCTAATTTCTTTTTGATTACTTGCGTCTGCAGATTTTACTTGTTGTATAAACTTTTCTAAAGGAATGGTATTTAGAGATTCTTTCATTATCTACCCTTTTTATTTGCAAGACTTAATTTGTGTTTCATTTCTAAATCAGTTAAGAACGGTCCTTGGTATTCGTACCGTTCGCAAGTTATTAGTTTAGGACAGAAACTTTTAACCCAGCCTTTATCGAACTGAATAATATAATACCCTGCACAATATAAACTAGTTGATTTATCACTTTTTGTAAACAGCGGCAACTTACGTTTAACATCAAATACACTGTTACATGGAGGAACATTTGTTGGAAATCCGTGAACTTCTTTTTCTGTTACTACATATTCTTTAATACTTCCATTAAAAATACTTTTTCCTAATTCTTTTGTAAGTGTAGATTTATCTTTAAAAAATTTATTTTTATTAGATGTACTAAACATATAACGATCTTCGTCATAGCTAATAGTTCCAACTTTATCAGAACCGTTTTCTACAATCCAAAATTTATTTTTTAATATTTCTTTTGCTTTAAGCCCCATTATTATACCTCGCTTGTAATGGTTCGGCAAACGATGCCGCTTGGTCTGCAATACGTTGCATATCCCACTTAGCACAAAACTTCATTAGTCTCATGCCTACTTGAGAAACATTCTTACTTTCAACTGATTGAATAGTATTATTTATAATTTCTCTAATGTCTTCAGGTTGTGCAGTCAAGTCACAAAGAGTAACATTACGTGTATAGTCATCTAGTACACGATGTTCTACACCTTCATGATCTACCCAACGCTGTAACATCATGTTATTCCAGCTATAACCTTTGTTTTGCTTATCTTCAAATGCTTCAATAAGACCAACTTTGTTCTTAGTGCCTTTCTTACGTACACCTGGATATGCACTAAACACATTGTCACTAGTGTCGCCACGCATACATTTCTCGAACAACATGTATTCAGGATCAGGTGCAGGCTTTGCCTCTTTAGTCTTCTTGTCAATAACAGGAGCACCTTTGTCGTCAAAGTAGCCTTCGTGTGTAATAGTAACGTTCTGTATGCCATTGTACTGTTTTACATTAGGTGCAATCAATTGTGCAAAGTCACCGTCAGTACTAATAATAACATGATTGTCGTTAGGGTGTGATTGTACCCAACCTGCAATAAGATCATCTGCTTCTAGTTGCGGATGACGCATAACAGTGCAGTTAGTTTTGTCTGTAATAAATGTTTTAAACTCGTCAAAGCACTCCCAAAATACTTTATCTTCTTCAGCCTGTGCAGGCGTTAGTGCATCGCGAGCAACTTTTCTGTTGCGCTTGTAAGGTTCATAGTAGTCCTTACGCCAGCTACGACCTTCTAAACAAAACACAACATGATCAGCATCGAAGTCACGCCACGCTTTCTTAACACCTGCAAGTGTGATATGAAACGCCATGCCTACTTTAGTGTCTATGTCGCCACGTACTACATGCCTTGCACGAAAGAATGTATTAGCAGTGTCTACTAGAATATGTGTTGCCATTAGTTTGCCTCTGTGTAATTTATAGTACTATTATAGCATCGGATCTGGCTGTTGTCAACCATTAAGATATTTCACTCTTACCTTTATCAATCGGTACTACGTTAATATATCCAGCGTCACGTTTAGAATCTTGTCCTTCTTCTTCAAGCATTTGTGAAATAACAGTTTTAAACCATTGGTCTACAATTTGCTCATTAGTTTCACCTGTATAGCCTGCATCAAGAAGTTGCTCAATAAATTCGTTATTCCAATCGAGCTCAAAGAACCCGTTTCGAATGTTGTCTGGATTTACTTGTGTATCTAATACAGCAACCCACGGTTCTTTCTTTTTAGTAGCAAGAGCTTTTTCAGCATCAAGAGCTTCACGACGAATATCTTCTTGCGTCTTTTCTTCTGTTACTGACTTTTCTTTTACTAATTTATTCCACCAACTCATTACATAATTCTCCTTATTTTCTCAAATTCATCTTCATCTCTAATACCTTTAGGAATACTATTTAAGTTTTCTTTAAGTGCCCCAGGCATTTCCGAATAAGCTGATATGGAGTCTAGGTGTGAATCGCCATCCTCGTTCCATACAGGCTTCTGCGACTTCTTTAACATTGAGGGTATATTCTTCACTGCGCCCGCCCATTGGCATAAGATATACCGGACATTCCACCCCGGCACTTCTGTAAGCGTCCACAGCTTTTGTAACTTCGTCAAAGTCGTCATTAGTAGCCACAACAAACTTAAGATACAATTCGCTATCAGTAACACACTGATACTCACTAGCAACATTAGGCTTAATAGCAGTTTCCCAAGGTTCTCCACTGACACTAAGTTTTGGGGAACAACTCCAAGTGACCGTAATTCTATCGCTATCATTGAGATAGTTGTAGAGATCGTCGTGTAAATGTTGTGTAGTGTTTGTTTCAAATGTAACATTTTTTAAGTCCTGCATACGTGGATGTTCAAATAGTTCAACGTAAAGTCGTTGCCACGCTAACAACGGCTCTCCGCCTGTCATAATCAAGTGGACATCTTGACCATTGTCCATTGTCCACTTACCTTCTGGTAGTAGACTTAATAAGTGTTCAACTACTTCATCTACAGTTGCTTGACGATTAAAGTGTTTAAACTCTGGATAGATACTTGCATATGTATCGCAACCTGTGTGTATAATAGGCAAGTCTGTAAACTCTTTAGTTGTTTCATGTACACCTGCGTCAAGTAATCCTTGTACTTCAGCATTATGAATAATGCCTGCTTTTTGTTTTACATCACG